ATGAGTGAACAAAAATATAAAATTGGTGATGCTTATGATTTACTTAAGGAATTACCAAGTAAATCTATAGATTTAATTTTAACTGATCCACCATATGGAATTAAAGTTTCAGCAAAAAGTGTATCCTTAAGGGGTAAAGCGAAAATAACACAACATAAAGATTTTAATTGGGATCAAAATCGATTAGAGAAAAAATATTTTGATGAAATGTTGCGTGTATCAAAAAATCAAATTATATTTGGTGGTAATTATTATACTGATTATTTATATCCTACATCATGTTGGATAGTATGGCATAAAGATAATGGTGATAGTAATTTTTCAGATTGTGATTTAGCTTGGGGCTCATTTAAAACTTCTATTCGATATTTTAAACATCGTTGGCATGGAATGCTTCAAGAAGATATGTCACATAAAGAAGAAAAATTATATCCAACTCAAAAACCATTAAAATTATTTGAATGGATTTTAAAAAAATATTCAAATGAAAACGATTTAATTTGTGATCCGTTTCTTGGTTCGGGTACAACATTAAGAGCATGTATGAATACTAATCGTAATTGTATTGGATTTGAAATTAATCCAGATTGCGAAAAAATATATAAAGAGCGATTAATGGTTAATCAAGTAAGGTTTTTATAATGAGAATTTGTGTTGATTCGGATAATTTTATAAATTCAATTACGTCATTGAAAACTAAAAGTTTTTTCAATGTCGATATTACCTATAGGTTTTTATATGACAAGTTAGAACCTAAATTCAAAAAGTACTTACTTGAAAATGATTTAGATAAATCGCGAATAATAATATATCTTACCGATGATAAAAATAATAAAGTTATTAAAGCGATTGTTAAAAAATACCGCCATCAAATAAAATTTTTAGAATCAGAAACACATGAGATTGGCGCGGCGATAAATAATATTTTTAGAGGTAAGTTAGATCGTAAACAATGCTTAATTGAATTAAGTCATTTTGAGAATCGACATATTTTAAAATGGTTAGAATCAATTTCAATCGCGTCATATGTTGTGGCGAGAAAAATGTCGGATATCGACAAATATGTAGATTCCCCGTATTTTAGGCATTTAGTTGTTTATAGTTTATATGATTGTGGCGCGATTGCGCAATGGGTGAAAAAATAATGAAAACAATAATTTTGGATACACGCGAGCGGAATGTTGATTTTATAAAATATCTAATGAATGCAGCATGTGAAAAAGGATATGAAGTACAACGCGAAGCAATAGCTTTTGGTGATATTAAATATCAAAATATTCATGTAGAACGCAAAGAAATAAATGATTTATGTTCCAGCGTTTGTGAGGGTAGGATGTTTGATCAAATTTATCAAATGAAAGCCAATCCAGATTACACCTCTATTATTGCTATATCTGGAACTTACAATGAATTATGGAAAGATAATAAAAATAAAATACCGCATATAGAAGGCGCTTTACGTCAAATAATGGCGTGGGGTATTCCCGTAATGCAATGTAAAGATGATGTTGAATTAGTTGATAAAGTACTTAAATTATTTGAATATGATAAACTGGTATTAGTACCAATAAAGCGTGTTGATAAAGATGATAAACTATCTTTATTTATGTCATTACCGAATGTAGGGAGAGGTGGTGCAAAAAAATTATTCGCAAAGTGGAATAATATGGTTGAACTGTGCACCGCAACAATACCAGAATTACAAAAAGTATTAGGACCTAAAAAGGGTGAAAGAGTTTACGATTCCCTTAGATAATTATAAATACTATTAAAAGAATAAGAGATAGATATGACAATAGAATTATTAGCAATAACACCAGATGCCGAAAAACTGATAGAATTAGCCGGCAGAACAGCATATCAATCACAGGACAGAATTACAGATGAAAGTGCTGCAATTTTTATAAAAAGACTTATAAAAATGGGTCATACCTCGGTTATCGAGCATGCTTCAGCAACTTTTAAAATAAGTGATGTAAGTCGTGCGTTCAGTCATCAACTGGTACGTCATAGAATTGCTTCATATACCCAGAAATCGCAGCGATACTGTAAGGAAGGTGGATTTGAGTTTGTTATACCTAGCGCAATAAATGATCATCCTGACGCATTACGAATATTTTACGGTTTAATGCATGATGCCGATGTTGCATATACTAAATTACAAGAAATTGGAATAAAAAATGAAGATGCGCGATTTGTTTTACCGAATGCCTGCACAACAGAAATAGTAATTACTGCAAATTTTAGAATATGGAGACATATTATTGGCCTTAGAACTGATAAAGCCGCACAATGGGAAATACGAAATGTCTGTATGGAAATATTAAAGATATTAAAAGCGAAAGCGCCTTCGTGCTTTGGAGATTTATAATGAATATATTTATTTTAAATAATGATGAACCACATTATTCTATTTCATTATGTTTTTCTTGTGGTTTTTTTACATTTGAGTTTGGTAAAAAATCATTTAATGTTTGGTGGATGCCACAAAAATGTTTATTGGGTGAATTATGATAATGAGTAATAAATTTATAAAAAAACTTGGAATGACACTTGATGAACTTTATATTGAAAATAAAATAAAATATAATACATGTACACCATTTGAATTAGAAATATATTTCAATAGCAAATCGTTAGAAAATAAAAAACGAATATTATGTGCTGCTGCATTTGGGTGTTAATATGTGCAATAGTCGAGGATATCAAAATTGGTTACATGCCGTCGGTGCTACAAGTTCGGTGTTAATGCTTTACGGTGCGGTTATTGTTGGTAGTGGTAATAGTTTAGGCATTATTATCATGGTTGTTGGTGCTATATTCCAGCGAATTTCAAGTGAAATAGAATTCAGAAAAATTTCAAGATTAATTGAGGAAAAATCATGAAATTTAAAGTAGGTGATATTCCGTGGAATAAAGGCATCGCTTGTTCTGAAGAAATAAAATTAAAAATTTCTAATAGTAGTAAAGGACGAAAAGCTTGGAATAAAGGCATCGCTTGTTCTGAAGAATGTAAAAAAAAAAATCGAGAATCACATTTAGGTAAAAATAATGTTTCTTGGAAAGAAAAAATAAAAAAAATATGTTTAATTTGTAATAAAAAATTTGAAGTTCTTCCATCTTATAGAAATGCTAAATTTTGTTCTAAAAAATGTTTTGGAATTTATGCATCACAAAATTATATAGGTGAAAAATCTTCGGGATGGAAGGGTGGAATAACAGAAATAAAATATTGTGAAAAATTTAACGAAATATTAAAAGAAAAAATTCGAGATCGTGATGGAAGAGTATGCCAAGAGTGCGGTAAAATTGAATTAGAAAATGGTAGAAAATTAGATGTTCATCACATACATTATGATAAACCTAATTGTGATCCAGATTTAATTGCTTTATGTATATCATGTAATGTTAAATCTAATTATAATAGAGATTATTGGGAAGAATATTTTATGAATAAATTAAAAGAAAGAAATTTATTAAAATTGGAGAAATAATCTATGGTTAAGTGCGGAATTTTAGGTACTGCCTGTGCGGGAAAAACAACACTCGCGAAACAGTTATCAGAGCATTTTAAATTTAATTTAATTAAAGAAGTTGCAAGATCATTTTTACCTGTAGATTTAACGGATGAAACCGTACAATATAATATTTTATTTAGACAAATTAAAAATGAGATGTTTTCTGATAGAAGCATGATAACTGATCGTACAATTATAGATAATTATATTCATATTGAACGTTCATTTAAACCTAAAATGTATCTTTTAAAATTAGTGCGATCATGGGCAGAAACATATGATGTGATAATACTATGTAAAAAACTACCATTTATCGAAGATGGTTTTAGAGAAGATATTGATATGGAAAATGACATAACCCAATTTATGTTATGTAATTTAATAGATTATGAAGTGATTGATGGAAATGAAATCGAGCGATTTGAAAAATCTAAAAAAATAATTAACAGGATATATAAATGGTAAGTATAATAGAAAAAACAATAACATTGGAAGATAAGAACGAACCCCTAGTTATAATTCCTGTAGGTGATATACATTTAGGTGCGCTCGGAACAAATAAAGTATATTTAAAAAATACAATTGAATTTATAAAAAATAAAAAAAATTGTTACATGATCGGCATGGGGGATTATTGTGACTGTATTGTTCCGCAAGATCAAAAGCGATTCGATATAAACGCGATAGATCCCGCATTCTTACCATACCTAGATAATTTACCAATGTCGCAACTTACAGAATTTAAGCGAATGTTAGAACCGATAAAAGATAGGATAATTTGTATGTTACCTGGAAACCATGAAGAGTCAATGAAAAAATATCATTCATTAAACATAATGCGTGAGTTTGAATTAGATTTTAAAGTGCCTATTGGCGAGTATATGACATTTTTAAGAATTAAATTTGATCGTGAACAATTTCATACCACACCATTAACATTCTTCTTACAACATGGTTGGTTCGCAGGAAGAAAAGCCGGTGGTAAAATTAATCAGCTTATGGATACGGCTAATTCATACGGCGCCGATGTTTATATTGTAGGCCATTCGCACTATTTAGGTGTTGAAGTTATGGATAGAGTGTCAATTGCTGCAAAAGGTAATACATTACTTAAAGAGAAAAAGGTATTTATCAGTTCTGGAACGTTTTTAGAAACAATATCTTTAGGTAGTTCAGGATATTCAGAGAAAAAGGCATATCCGCCAGCAAAAATTGGTACTGCGCGAATCGATATATACCCGGAACACAGACCAAGACCTGATATACATGTTCGGATTTGAGTTGTTAGTGACGGCAGCAGTATTGGGATCCAATATTGCTAATTTTCCAGCAATTTATAAAATATTAAAAACCAAGCGAGCGAAAGATTTAAGTAGGTTGTCGTCAATACTATGGTTAATTATAACATTTATTTTAACAATACATGCATTAAATATTGGTGATATTTATTTCATCTTATCGAATGCGGGAATGTTTGTAATAAATTTAATAATGTTAATACTTATACAAAAATATGGGTGAATAAAATGAAAATATATATAATAAGTCAAATTAAAAATTGTAATTATGATACATTTGATTCAGCGGTTGTGGTTGCTAATAATAAAGATGAAGCAAGATGTATTTATCCAAATAATTGCTCACCGGATCAATGGGTTAATAATCCAATAGACGTTACGGTTGAAGAAATTGGTGAAGCGGATGTAAAATATACTCAACCGTGTGTTATATTAGCATCATTTAATGCAGGATAATTATGCGAGAAATAGATGAATATGTAAATAAAAGTTCCTGGCGTGAAAAAGCAAACGCAAACTGGAACTATAGTTTTTCCGGTTTACAATCAAGTATTGCTGGAAGATCATTAGCAATTGATGCAATTGAGAAATTTGGAAAATATGGTAAAAAACATAAAGATGGATTCTACCATTTACATAATTTGGAGGGCGGAATTTACGGCAGATATTGTTCGGGAAATTCTTTAATGGAATTGCTTCAAAAAGGTCTTTATAATCCAACGGGCGTGAGTGCTAAACCCGCACAACATTTATCCACTGCAATTGATCATCTTATAAATATGACTTACCTTTTGACGGGTGAGTGGCAGGGTGCCCAGGCTTGGAGTCATATCGATGTGTTACTTGCACCATATATTAGAAAAGATCAATTAAGTTATGGTGAAGTAAAACAAGAAATGCAAAAACTTATTTGGGCATTTTCATTCCCTTTACGACCTAATTTTCAATCTCCCTTTTCTAATTTAACATTTGGGTTAAGACCAAATAAATATTTTGAAACTTTAACACCGTTTGCGGGTGATGAAATATATAAAGATATGCAATATAAAGATTATCAACGTGAAATTGATATGATAAATCGAGCGTTTCTTGATACCATGATTGATGGTGCTAATGGTACACCGTTTTCATTCCCATTACCTACTTATAATATTACACCCGACTTTAAATGGAAAAATTTAAATAATCCTGAAAGTGTCGAATATAAAATTTTTGAACTTGCTGCAAAATGGGGCACACCATATTTTTCAAATTATATTTCTACTAATATATCTGAGGAGGATATGCTTTCTCTTTGTTGTCGGCTCAGGTTGGATACCACTCAAATACAAAAAGTATCTGGCGGTATTTGGAATTTCGGAAATAATACAGGATCACTTGCGGTTGCTACTATTAATATGTCAAGACTTGGATATTTATCTAACGGTAATGAGAAAAAATTTTATAGACTTTTAGATCAACAATTAAAAGATGTAAAGAATTATTTATTATTAAAAAAGCAATATGTAAAAGAAGGCAAAGATTTAGGATTATTTCCAATGACTAATTATTATGTGGGTGATAAAATATTAAAAACATATTTTTTAACTGTAGGTCTTAATGGATTGAACGAATGTTCAATGAATTTTAGTGACTTAAATATTTTACAAAATGAAAATTGGTGTAATGAGGTATTAAAATATATGAGTGATGCGGTATTAGAAATGCAAGTATCAAGTGGTGAATTATTTAATTTTGAGGCTGTCCCAGGAGAAGGAAACTCATATTCACTTGCTAAGATTGATCGTGAAAAATTCGATGATATATTTACTCAAGGAACAACTGAGGCACCATATTATAGTGGTAATAGTATGATACCAATGAATATGGATATTTGTGCGGAAACAGCATTAAAACATCAAGCACGATTACAACAGAATTATACCGGAGGATCCATATTCCATATCGATGAGGGATTAGAATATAGTCCTATAGCGGTAGCAAATTATATAAAACGTGTTTGTAAAGATTATCCATTACCATATGTTACCTGGTCACCCACATTTACTAATTGCGAAGAACATGGTAAATCATTTGGAAAAGATATCTGTTGTGATAAAGGGACAAATTATACACGCGTTGTCGGATATTATCGTCCGGTTAATCGATTAAATATTGGAAAGAAACAAGAATTTGATGAGAAAAGATTTTTACGATAAGTATAAATAGTAGTATAGTAATATACTATTATATGCTAATAATTAAAGACGTTAAAAGATTACATAAGCAATTAGTAAAAGAGCATGAGCAACTTATGGCCAATCATGGTGACGGCTTTGAAATTAAGAGTCTTGAATTAGAAATTTTACGTGCTGAAGCATTGTTACGAGATTTAGGGGTTGAGTTTTAATGATGAAAAAATGCACTAATTTAATTGAAAATATTATTAAAAAAAGTAAAAACCGTAAATGGATATGTAATAGAATTCGTGAATTAGAAAAAATTGAAAATAAAACCGATAAAGATATTCGTGATTTATGCTCTGCTTATAACACTTTAACTTGGATACCATTTACAAATGATAATGAAATAAATAAATTCTGTCAAGAATGCGATTCTAATAAATATAGGAATAGTTAACTATAAATAGTATTAAGGTTAATATAGTATTGATGACTACTATAAAAAATGTACTAATTTAATTGAAAATATTATTAAAAAAATTATTTATGTGATCTTATGAAATATTATGGATTTATGGTTTCAGAATTAAGTGGATCAATTGAGGATTTAGAAGGTACTTTTGATTATAAACCATCACATGAGAGTTGTGGATTTGCATTTGCTAAATGGTTTGAAAATGAGCGCGATAAAGATATTTCAAAATTATACATTATTAATGAAATTAAAAATAAACAACTTAAGCGGGATTGATTTTTAATGATTACAAAAAAATTTGGCGTAGATTTTACATCTGATGGTGGAGCATTAACTTTAGATGTTGAAGAAGTTACAAAACCGGGTTCAGATACTAATGTACAATATTATAAAACTCATCCTGATGGTTGGAAAATAACCGCTTATATTAATGAAGATTATTATGAATGGATAAATTATTTTGAAGCAAAACATCTAATATATGGAGATGTATGGGGTGATTTTCAATATATAGTTTTTGCCGATAGTGAAGAAGCATTTCAACATTTCTATAAAAATCATCCACCACATGCTTGGGATTACGGTGATATTTAATGATATTAATAGATTTATTACTATCGGTTATAGCGGGTTTTATTTTGGGTTATTTATTTCGAGATGCAACATAAACGTCAACTATAAATACTATTAGGTACAATAGTATATTGATGACTACTATAAAACAAGCCGCTAATATTTTATTATCTGTTTGTGACGGCGCAATAGCAAAAGACGGTTCTGGTTATACTGCTCCCGATTCATTTTTTGTGCGTGACGTTTTAAGTAAGAATTACTTTACTTATAATCAAGAGCGTGCAATACATAAAATTTTACTTAAATATAAAAAGCAACTTTTATCATTCAATATTGACTATGATCAACTAAAATTTGAAATTGATGCGCCAGCACCAATTACGATAATACCAGTAAAAACTATAATACAAAAATCAAGTGGTATAGACGAAGTCACCATGCCATTTGGAAAGTATAAGGGCATGTCTTTAGAGGATGTTTATCATACTGATCCTGGTTATATTACTTGGATAGCAAATAAATTTGATAATGGGTATATTAAAGACTGTGCGATGAATTTAATTAACGGCAAACCCATTCAAAAAGAAGAACTTGAAATGTCACTTAAAGGTGGCAAGATACTAATTAAATCACCCTTCGCTTATAAAGATAGAATTAAAGAACTACCAGAGCGCAAGTGGAATGCGGACATTAAAATGTGGGAATGTCCATTGTCAGTATTACGGGCAGTTATATCCGTTTTCCCCGAAGCAAAACTTTCAGTTGAACTTAAAGCTGAATTGGATAAAGCCGCATCTATCGCAAAACTATCTGGAATGTCATCTGATGCTAATCTAAATATAAAATTCGGTGATCTTGAGCTACTACCTTTCCAGAGCATTGGTGTAAAGTTTGTGGAGAATGCGGGTGGACGTGCGCTAATCGGCGATGAGATGGGTCTGGGCAAGACTATTCAAGCACTATCTTATCTTAGACTACACCCAGAAATAAGACCCGCCCTGATCGTTTGTCCAGCTTCGTTAAAGCTTAACTGGCGCAATGAAGCCGTTAAGTGGTTAGATGTACGAGATAATGTTTCCGTCATCAATAAAGAAATAATATGTGATAAATCAGTATATATCATAAACTATGACATACTGATAAAGTATCAAGCACAATTATCGGCAATGAAGTTTAAAGCGATTATATTAGACGAGTCACATTACGTTAAGAATCAGAAGGCAAAGCGAACTGAAGCAACCATAGAGATAGCCAAAGATATCCCCAATAGAATACTCTTAACTGGAACGCCAGTTTTAAATAGACCGAGAGAACTATTTACACAATTAAATATTATCGACCCAATATCATATCCGAAGTTTACAACTTTTGCATTCAGATATTGTGGCGCAGAAAATACCGACTACGGATGGGACTTTAATGGTGTTAGCCACGCTGAAGAGTTGAATGACAGATTAAAGACAACCATGGTAAGACGTACAAAGGCGCAAGTATTACAAGAACTTCCCGATAAGCGCCGCCAGACAATTGTTGTACTGTTGTCAAATGAAGAAGAATATTTTAAAGCGCATAATGACTTTACTAAATGGCTTAGAATTAATAAGGGTATTACAACTGATGCAGAACATTTAGTAAGAATTGAAATGTTAAAGCAATTGTCAGCAAAGGGTAAGATGGAAGCGATAATTGAAAACATTACTAATTTCTTAGAATCTGGAAAAAAGTTAGTCGTATTCGCGCATCATAAATTTGTAATCGATCAACTTATGAGCGAGTTTAAAGATATTGCAGTATCACTTACTGGCTCAACGTCTATGGACGACAGGCAGAAAGCGGTGGACGACTTCCAACATAATTCTGATGTAAAACTATTTATCGGCAATTTACAGGCTGCGGGGATAGGAATTACACTTACGGCCGCATCAGATGTTATGTTTATTGAGTTTCCGTGGACGCCATCTCAATTATATCAAGCGGAAGATCGTCTTCATCGCATCGGACAAAAGAACGCTGTTAATGTAATGTATATGACTGGAGAAAATACAATTGATATTGAGATAGCGGAATTAATTCAAAAAAAAGCAAAAGTGATTGATGCCGTCATTGACGGAAAAGAATCAACCGATTTAAATATAATGAAAAACTTAATTGAAAAATATAGTAATTAAGTTTTTATAATATAATTTAATGTTAAATATGGCGGTCGAATATCGGTAACGTTATGTGTATGTCCCTCAAGATTATGAATAGGATTACCCGTACTATTGTTGGGTTGGTTCCCGGTTGCAGGACCACCAGTAGTTGTTTTTAATACTGTTCCGCCAGAAGTCGCAATTGCATTTGATACACCCATACCTTGTACAAAACGATCCCGTATATCAGGAACATTAAATGTTGTTGATCCATCTCCTATACCATAATTAGTACTAATTACACCAAATAAATCTACATAAGTTGTTCTGCTAATTGCTGAACCATCACATAATAACCAACCACTTGGTGGGGTAATTATTGTTATTATTTTAATATCGCCAGTTTGAAATCCACGAGCATTTAATAATGTCGCGGTTATAGTTTCACCGCTCGTCCAATTCACCACGTAAATCAACTCCTTTCTTTATTCATATTTAAAACCCTATATCTAAATCTATTGTTAAAGTATAATTAGCTGTTTTAGTGATACCACTTGTAAGAAGTATTCTATTAAACATTGTTCCGGTATTAGTACTTGTAAATGAACTTGTGCCACCGAAAAATGCTATTTCTTTTATCTGACCGCTATTTGCTTGAGCGGCATTAAAAAATGCGCTAAATGTACCAATTTCTGCTGCACGGGTATAAACCGGCGCATTTCGAGTTAATTCACACACTAATAAAACACTACCTGCACTTGCCGTTCCTCCGCTATGTCCCACAGCACAATGTTTTATATAACGACTCGCAATACCACCCAAAGCATCTAATGTTAATTGTTTTCCAGAATTAGTAACGATATTAGGCATTGTTGTTGTACTTATACATTGACCTGTTTGCGCATTATTTAATTTTACTGTAATTTTATTTTTAAATTTTAATTGTTCTAAGATTGACATAAGTCCGCCCTCGCATCATACAATGTTCCTCTACCATAATCACATCGCACTTGATTTGTTACTAATTTAAAATTAATTGAATTTATACTACTCTCAGTCAATGTTTCCGTGGGTGCTAAGGTTTCATTACTATTTGAATTTAATGCAATTACTAATTTCATTTCTGACTTTTCTAATTCCGTAATTCGACCTTGTAATACCCGTTGAATACCAATAAATTCAACTAAATAATCACCAATATTAATCTCAACTCTTCCGGTAAGATATTTTAATTTTATTTTATTAATTACAAAATAATCATTAATAGATTCGATATCATCAATAATATGAACTTGTTCCCCCTGCATAAATGTTGTAATATAATAAGCATTCATCACAATATCATTATACATTAATGGTTCTTTATATTTTTCAAGATAGTTATTACAATATGCCACAGTATCTTGGCGGGTTTTAAGCCATTTATTTGTAATTCCTTTTGTAAATCTACCATATGTAGCAATACTTACTAGTGACTCTCGTGAAGCAAATATTGGATATGCATATGAATAATCGGCATTAATAACAACATTTAGAGCGGGTGCGGTATTAAATGTAACTTTTTTTATATCTTTTTCAACTGAATAATCATTAGGTGATTGTTCTACACTATCTAATAATATTTTTATAGTATTAGGTGCTTCAGTTAATGTAAATATAGTTGTACTACCATCACCAGCAAAAATATCTATTGTACTATAATTAATATTATCACCGGTTACTCTTATATCATTACACATTTCATTATGTTCTTTTTTCCACTCTTGGAATATTGCATTGCTACTAGAAGAACTTCTTGATATGGTTGTACCACTGACATCATTGCCTCGTGGTTCAAAATAAATGTTTTTATTAGAATCGGTATATATTAACCATCCTAAAGCCTCTGTAAGTTTTGAAAAAATACTACTAATGTAATCATCAGCAAGAAAACGTTTAATTGTTGTACCACTTGCTTGTGTAATTGGTGTTAAATCGGTATAATTATTTATTAAATTTGTAAATATCTCTTCGGGGGTTGTATCTGTAAAAACTTGTTGTGCAATTGTGCGATTTAAAATTTCCGCAGAACTATACGCCTCACACTCATAAAAATTCTTTTTATTATTTGTTTTTATACGACCACGGAATATTCCAATTCCATTAAATTGAAGTAATATTTCTACATGTGGATCAAAACCTATAAATCCAGACAAGTTATCAATTTGTCGGGATACTGTAAATTTTAAACAATCTAAAAGTTTTTCAAGTTCTCTCTCTAAAGTAAAATCTATAATATAAGTAATAATATTAACATTAGTACTACCAACGATATAATATAATGAATAGGCTGTCATGACATCACGTTCGTTCCTTCTAAGAATGATAAATCACACGATAGTCTTGGATCGCCGCCTTCTTGTCGAATTCGTACATTATCAAAAGTTCCAATAAGTGTATATCCAGATGTTTGACCACTCCAATCCACCACATCGATTTTAAATTGAGTGTTATAGGCGTTTGTTACTAAATTAAGACAAGTATCAATAGCTGTCATAGGTATATCAAATGATAAATTAGCTTGCGATGTTACTCCTGTTATACTAACGGTATCTACCTTTCCTTGTAAAAGCCGTCCTGATGTTTCAGTTGTATTATCTACAATAGGTAAGGCAAATTGCATTGCACCATTATTACGTGTAATTTCAAAAGTATTAGAATGATCAAGAGAATATTTTAAAACATATCCACTGGTTTCTGTGCCCTGATATATATTTATTGTCATATTACACCTGAACGTTTCGAATGTGCGTAAAATGTTCGTTCAATTTTTTTAACGATATCATCGATATCCACATCTTTTTCGATGCGACCGATATTGAAAACGTTATTAACGGTTGTTCCCCCACCAAATTTATTCATTTTCGATAGAGGAATAACTGCTTCAGGACCACGTTCGCCTATCATGGCTATTGTCGGTCGATTGACGATGCCGCCTTCAGCCATCCAAGGGTGTGAATCCGCCTCGGAACTTGACGTTACCCATGGTCGTGAATCCACGGAACCTCTATTCATTTTGTTTTGAATCCAATTCCATGCATTTCGAAGAGGTGCTAATATTGCATCAGTGACTCCTCCCCAAACATCCGACAACCAGGTTTTTGCAGTATTAAGCGGTCCGCTAATTTTTGCTGAAATTCCATTCCAGATATTCGTCAGCCAAGTTATGAAATCTTCTAACGGTTTACGAATTTGTACTGGAACTTCCGTCCATGACATGAACAACCAGTTCTTAAAACCTTGTAAAGCGTTAATTACTACCGTCGAAACAGCCTTCCATCCTTCACCTAAATATGTAGCAAATCCGGAAAATGCGGAACTAATACCCGCGAAAAGGTTGTTCCAGCCTTCACCAAACTGTGTCATCAAGGAATTCCAGGCCGCGCCAACCATTTCAAATATAGGTATGCCGGACAATAGTGCTATCGGATTGGCAAAATTGGATATGGCCGCTAAAACCCCGCCTATAATTGTTACACTCTCACCGATATCGGTGCCCATCTTAGTCAATACTGGCATAACATTATAATAAAATGGCAATATCAAATATTTCAGTAACATTCCCATTATCGGTTTTAAAATAGTTAAAAAGAATTGCGCCAGTGGATATAAAGTAAGTTGTAATACCGTTGTTATCATCTTAAGTATTGCTTGAATTGGTGCCAAACTCATTATGGCATCAGATACGACTTTCACGGCCGCAATTAATAGGCCTATTTTCGCCACAAGACCCACAAAACCGCCTACTTCAGCACCTTTTTGCAGTCCGCCCCTTACCATCTGTGACATTGAAAAAGTTTTTCCTGATAGCATTTCGCTTGCCATAGAAAGATGTTTCGATAGGGATTTCCCCATTTTTTTAGCAGTTTTTTCGAAATTGGTCTCTATTGACGCGGCATCAACTTCCCCGGTAATTTTTACGTGGAAATGCCCTATATCTTCTGTCAAAATTCATTTTCCCCATGTATTTTACCATGACAATGTATACATAATGGAACTAATTTCCAGGATTTTCCATTACATCCTTGATCTTTATCCGAATCAACATGATGAACTGATAATCGTCTAATTTTTCCAGTTTTAGTTATATTATCTTTTTCATCTATACCACAATTAACACATTTTCTACCATATTGATTACGTATTTCTTCCCTTTTCTTATTATTAAATTTAATACAATATGGTTCAAAAGAAATACCACCTTGCCAATTATAATGATTTTTACCACTCATTTTTTCTTTTACTTCTTCTGACATCACATGTGTTGTGCCTATATGTGCTATACGATTTTTATTTTTACTTTCTTCAGTGGGATGTTTTCCATACATGAAATGATTAATTCCACACATATCGGGTCGTTTTTTATTTAATTTTGATTGTCTTATTTTTTCTTTAACTTCCGGTCTATTAGCGGGATTATTTTCACCACATAAATGTGAATGTTTTTTATCTTTATTTCCTGAAGTTAACCCCTTTTTAGATTCAGAATCTTTTCGTATTTTATCATTAGTTTCTTTAGTTAAACCTTTATTCCAAGGATGATATCCTTTTTTTATATACATATTTAACCCAGCATTTCCGATATTGCTTTCTTAATGGCGTTTTCCATATTTATATTTTGATATTCAGTATATAACGGTATAAGTTTTGAATATATTTCTATCTCGTATGTACTCATCGCATCCACACTTTCAGGTTGTATACCCATTGTCATAAACCAAAACTTATTTATATATGGATTAATTTCTTTATCAGATTTTAATCCTTTCCAACAACTTCTAATGATTTTTTTTTATCATTTCTAAGATTGTTATATGCGTCAATCTCCTCAAAAAGATAGTCGCCTAATATAGATGGTAATTCGTTTTGAAGATATTCCATCGTGTTAGGAAAAGGCGCAGTAACAATACATTTATGTACTGTTAAAGTACGAAGTTGTCCATATTTTGGTGAAACTTCAATGGTCTTTCCTTTTGCCTGCACATTAGATACTATATCCAAAATATCATTTTGCGCGCCAAATGTAATTCGTTTTATTGTTACTTCTGGTTTTCCTTCGCCATCCCAAAATTCACTTATATCTAAAATTCTTGTCATTTTAATCTCCTTAGGGCATTGTCGCGGTACTATTCACACATTGAACCATTAAAGTTTCAGGTATGATATCTATTGTTTCCATTAATTCTTGTTCCACGGCTTGACTTCCATATCCATGTCTATCAATAACTGCATGACCGAATCTAAAGAGCCATTGGTTTAATGCTGCACTGGTTTCACCATTATCAAGTTTAATTAATGCTCCAACTTGACCAGAAATATGCCCGCTACTCGGTCCGGTATCTTTACCGTATGTCTTTGCAAGATATGTTGCAGGATCATCGAATGCGTGTGTGGTTGTTACATCATATGTTCTTTGCCGCATATCATAACGCGAGCCGAATCTACTACCTAATGCGTGTTTTATCGCCGCGTTATTCGTAATTGTTAATTCAACCGATTCCGTTTGAGCAATTGCCGTGCCGGTAGGATATTCAAATGTACCTTGCGAGAATGGAAAAACCTTAGTGCTACATTGATATTGTGTTACGCTGCTTGACGTTCTAAGTTCATTAGTGTACATCAGAGTTAATGATACTTTAGCGGGATCATCTCCTACAGCAGTTGTAATTTTACAATCACCAATAATAGCGCCAAGATACTTCCTTACATATCCTGATACACCGTTTTCAATTGTCATTGACGGTGGTTTATTTGCTTCAGTAAAGGTATGATAATACGGCGCTGCGGCACCAGAAGTTGTGATATCTCCTAAAACACCCTTCATAAACCAGGGATTAGTTAAATCAAATTCTAAACTTAACGCGCCTTCGAATTTATTTGCGAATGATCCAACAGCACTTCGACTGCCTAATCTAAAAATTCGTTTGAAGTTATTTTTAATATCCACATTTCGTATGGTTGTGTTTTCGCCAAAAATCTTATTTGCAATCGCTCCGCTCGCAAAAATGTCCTCGTAACCAAAATGGATATAGGTGTGTTCTCCGCCTACCATGATGGCTCACCAACTGTTATATTATCTATCATAAATTATACCTTTACTTACTTACTACTTATTAATAGTGAATATCACTATATCTAAAAGTATAAATTTCATTTATAAGTAGGCATAAATTAAAAAGAGTTATATAGATGTTCTATATTTTAATGCGGAAACTTCCACAATGTATTGGTGAAAATTAATATAGCTTGCAATTTTTCTTTCGCTGCTTTTTTTAAATATATCAAAACCTGTTAAGGTTTTTCTGTTTGTGCGGATTATACGTTTTATCTCATCTCTGTCAGCTAACATTCTATCACGAGATTTCGAACGGATATCAATCGTAACATATATTTCATTTTGATATGAAGTGTAGCCTAAACCTTTAGGAGTTTCAATTACATTGAGGGTATAGATTTTTATGGCATCATAGCTTCCAAAATCATGAAGTTTAATAGTATCATCATAATAAAATTTAGGAAGTGCGGCATTTGCTTCATTCCAATTATCATTAAGAACATTATAAATTAGGAGTTCTTCATCGGTCATTATATTAAACCTCTGTTACTTAATTTTTTCATAAAATGTTCTTCCCAATAATCTTTATTTATGTTAGCTTTACTATTACAAGAAACACATAACGCAATTAAATCGGGTTTACAATTTTTTTTATCATAATGGATGTGGTGGCACGTTAATTTTTTACCATTTTCTTGTTCGGTTTTTCCGCATTCTTGACAAACTCTACCATCACGTTCTCTCACTTTTTCTTTTCTAATTTCATTAAAATCTTTACAATATGGTAAAAATGATCGACCATCTATCCACGCCGGATTTTTATCACCAGAGTGTAAACCAATTTGTGATTCAGATATTTTCTTTTTTGTTTCTTCTGAAAATATCCTTCCTTTATTGGCATTAGAATAATTTTGTAAATTTTCGTTAGTTAGATTTTCCTTTCTATGTGATATAGATATTTTTTGTTTTGTTTTTTCACTATGTTTATAATTTTTATGTATTTCTGACATTTTTCTTTTAGTTTCTTCGGAATGTTTACGTCCACTTTGACCCACAGACATTTTTCTTTTAGTTTCTTCAGAACGTTTTTTACCTTTTTTAGCTTCAGACATTTTTATTTTAGTTTCTTCTGAATGTTTTTTACCTTTAAATGTCATTAGAAGTACCTGGGAGATATTATTTGCTCATGTTTAAGTAATCGTTTATCCGCCTGTTCAATCCACTTTTCCCATCGATCTTTAGTATCGAGCACGGATCCCATAGTTGATTGAGGGTATACGATATTTAAATCCTCTTTGCCGCCAATAATATATGCCGCTGTTAATAAAATTGTCGCCATTCGTATGTCGCCGTCAACCGATGTTTTACCATAATCATAAGTAACACGAACGTTTGAACGTTGTCGTAGCGGGTAATGGTTAACGAAGTATATTATCCCACGTTCTGCATTTATCCAATAATCCTGTGAGCGACCTTCCGTATAAGTGGTAATAAAATCTATCCATGTACTACCATCCCACACTTCAATTTTATTAGTTCCGGATACAAACGGTCTAATATCACGATGTTTTAAATAAAGTGCAATTCTTGTTGAATAATCATATGGATAAGCGCCATAACCCTGATATCGGTCCTGTATGCGCACATCATGGGTTTCATTTGTTACGCGAGTCTTGCGCCATGTATTATGAGTTTTTTCATCAACTTGATCACACATATCACTAATTATCTGTTCAACTTCATATCTTGTTGGATTAGTGATATCAGTAAATGCGGCACGCCCCATAAAGGATGCAACATCTCGCGGTGTGCAATAATATTCTTCATCGGCTTGAAATGGATCCGAATAATCACTATAAACTGTATTTCCGCTATCAAAAAATCTTAAACGATACCAATGTGAAGAAGTGCCATTTTCATCATAATAAGTATTATTAGTAATAATTTGTGATGTCAACGTTGAATAACTTGCACTTTGTAATATACTTCGTTCAATTATAGCATAATTCCAAGATGCTTCGGTATTCGGTATAGTAAAATTAATATAATTTCCCATTTTTAATCCTCTTTACTTATTATTTTTATTAAATCTTTTTGACCGGTAGCAATAGGTTTAAATGTTACAAATCTTGCAATAATACAATCAATACTATAATTTCCAGCCTTTAATATTATATCAATAACATAATTTTTATCAATACTATAATTTCCAGCCTTTAATATTATATCAATAACATAATTTTTATCAATAGTACCTTTTAATATTGTATCAATAACATAATTTTTATCACCCGGGTTTTTCAATAAAATATCAATAACATAATTTTTATCAATATTTGCATCCTTTAATAGAATATCAATTATATAATTTTTATCTGTGTTTAATTTTTTAAATAATAAATCAATTATATAATTTTTATCAACATTTGAATTTTTTAATAGAATATCAATTATATAATTTTTATCAACATTCGGATTTTTTAATAGAATATCAATAACATAATTTTTATCAACATTCAGATTTTTTAATAAAATATCAATTATATAATTTTTATCTGTGTTTAATTTTTTAAATAAGGAATCAATGGTATAAAGTTTTATATATATTGGCTGATATAGTCTTCTATGAAATGGATTTATGTTGGTTTCAAAAACGGTTGCTGTTGGTTCAATGGCGGCGTATTTACGTGTAAATATCCAATCTCCTTGTACAGCACTATTATAACTTGTGAAACCTACAGCCGATGTTGATGCTTGTGGATTAGCAGTATTAAAAGGAGAATTCGTTAATTGTACATTATCTTGATAATAATGAACATTATTACTTAACCAAACTATTTTAAATGTATGCCACTCATTTGGTTTATAGTTTGTTGTTGTTGTTGGATAAGTAGCGCCATCTCCATGTTGAATAATAACACCACTAGACCACAACAATTGTGCTATATGACCAAATTGATCTCTAAACCCAAGACCTGATGCGAGATTGGATCCATCCGGTATATAACCCCTAATTTCTACTATAGCGGGGTCATTATATAATAACTTTGAACTTAAAACTCGCCAGTTTGTATCTCCCATATATGTTATAATACTATTTGAAATAGAAGCTCCGGCAGTATATCCTTCCCATTTTGTTGTATCAAGCGTTGTTCCGGGAAAGTCATCAAAGAAATCAAATGTATTATTCCCACTACCACCATCACTCACCGCAGCATTTCCATAATACAAATAATAAGTCCAAACAGAAGCGGGAGTTGAAGAAGTCTTAAACCAAACATTAGCATAAGATGAATTAACTTTTGATTCAATCCAATAACTAAGTTCATTACCATTAGTATCAGAAAATCTAATATCGGAAAAATCCGATTTCATATGAACTCTATAAGGCACTACCACCTTAATTTGATAATCGAGAATAGATGTGGGATTAACCACATCTATTCTCGCCCTATATCGCCATGAAGTATATACCATTTTACGATTGTACGGTTGATGTTACTGAAATAAGTCCAGCGGTTAATCCAGATGTCATGGAATTTGTTACAGTTGTTTTAAAATATTTTGCATCCGGCATAATTGGAACGGTGAATCTATGCGCACCACCCGCACTTAACATACTCATATTGAACGTTGCGTATGCAACAGTATCATAATTACTATTATCAACACTTGTCCAAATATTACAAGTTATAGGACCTGATGCATTTGCGGGTCCACTACATTGCATTGTAACTGCAAATTGTATAGCAGTTGTTAAATCTAATGCATAACTACTACCCATTACTGATGACAATCCCGCACTAATTAAAAGATCAGTTATAAAATTACTTACTTGTTTTGTGTACATTTTACCTCCGTATTACCCGATTCATTAATATGTAAAACATAATTTTGTGTTCCTAACAGATATTCAATATATCGATTTTCTTTAGTTCCTTGTATTTTAATATAGTTTCTACGTACAAAAAATAATTTATCTTCTTTACTAAGATTAATTACAAACTTTGGTAAAAAGGGATTTAAATCACCACAATCGATTTTTTTAGATAATTCTAATGTAAAAGGATATAAACCAAATCGTACAATTTTTGATTGATCTATATCTTTAAAAAGATTTTCCTTTCCCGTTTCCAAGTCGAATTGGGGTAATGCGGTACCATCCTTATATTCAGCTATCCAAAAATATTTAAGTTTCGCGATCATTTAGTTTCAGTTACAGAATTTCCCGCTAAACCGGCAATCGCCCCAATTGCACCCATAATTATGTTTGATAATAATTGATTATCGGGTACATAAATGGTAGCAACCGATGCGGCAAGTACAATACCGAATATAGCGCAAATTGCAAATTTTACTTGATCCATCATTTTATCACCTTTATTTATATTTCATCATATCGGAACGTACACGATTCCGTGGTTTGAGTTCCTTGGGTTGCATTCGTGCTAACAGCGACTTGAGTTACAACCGCTTTTGATTTTTCAGCTATTTCATGCGCAGTACTATCAATAATAAACGGATTTCCAACTACCGAACTTGTCGCTAATGTAATACCGGAAGATACTTGCATATAATATTGATGTCCCGATGTCATCAATAATCCCGTTGTTCCCGTTGTACCAGATGCTTGATAATAATTGGTTAATGGACATCCAATATCGCCCGAAGCACGATATCCTATATATAATGCTCCACTTGTACCATAATTCCATCCAATTGCACCATCACAATACCATCTAATATTATCAACTCTTGTAAAACTTCCCGATATTGCTAATACGTGATGTTTCCAAAAACTATAATTAACTCCTACCGCTGGAATCGGAATTGAGTTCGCCGTTCCGGGTGCGACACTATCCATTGTACAATATCGCGCCGATGTTAAATCGGTATATGTTGGTGTTATACCATTTAATTCTTGAACACTTACAGTTGCAACCATATTATTCTCCTTTTAAAATTTTCATAAACTATGTTAATAATATGAATTTCATTTATAAAGTATAAAGAATATTAACTATGGATTTAAAAAGATTCCTAATTTAACCAAAATAAAACATGTAATGCTTATTACAATTATTTCTAAAATAACTGCAATAAGTAATTGTTTATCTAAATAATTCATTACCACTCCTCACCCGCTATAATGCGCTCATAAAGTCTTAGATAGTTCTCAGACATAACCCTAATTGAAAACTCTTCCGCACGCTTTCGGCAATCTTCAGGCTTAATTGTGTCAACAAGTTTCATTGCTGATTTAATTTCGCCAATATTCATGGTAAATAGTCCAGATTTTCTATGTTGTACGATCTCAGGCATAGCACCGCGAGGAGCGGTTATAACGGGTGTTCCCGAAGCAAGTGCTTCTACTACTACAAGACCAAACGGTTCGTTCCAGAGTATTGGTAAGACTAATGCACGTGCATTAGCGAGTAACTCTCGTTTCTTTTCTTCAGATACATTACCCAAATATTTTATATTTTTACCATCACAAGAATTCATAATACTTAAAACATATGATGGATCATTAACAAAAATATCCTCGCCAGCAACTAATAATTTGTTCCCAGATTCTCGACAAGCCTGGATGGCTTCGTGACAACCTTTCATGCGGCTAATACGGCTTAAAAATAAAAAGTAATCTCCTTTCTTTTCATTATAAATGTAATTATTTAAATCTATGCCATTATAAGCACATTCTAAATGTATTCCTAAAATGCCGCTTGCTTCAGCACAATGAGCATTACTGATCCCAATAAGGTTCATTTTAGGTATACCAGGCGGTGGATTTTGAAAATTACACTGGTTATGCAAAACTCCACATAATTTTATATTTAATTCTTTTAATTTATTATAATGCATATATGCATATTTTTGATGTGTATTTTCTTCCAAAATATCTATATGATTAGTTTCCAAGTATTTCATCACAACATCCATTGCTTGTTTTTCATGTGAAAAATGATAATTTATATTTGGTTCACATACTTCTACCACCTTTATAGGTTCTGGTAATTTACTGCCTTTAGGGGCAAAAACAACTACCTCATGTCTCATTTTACTAAATTCGACTGCTTTTTCCGCGACCAATTTTTCTATCCCGGCGTAACCTTCAAAGGGATACCTAAGTGGATAAATTGTTGTACTTAAAATTCCTATTTTCATATTATTTTCTCCAATTTAATATTTTTCATTTTCTTACTACCATGACAATGCATACATAATGGTTTTAAATTCCATGGCTTACCATTGCAACCTTGCTCTTTATCCTCATCAATATGATGTACTGATAACTTTATTAATTTATTAGTTTTAGTAATATTATCTTTTTCATCTATACCACAAATAACACACTTTCTATTATATTGTTCTCTTACTTCTTCTTTTTTCTTTTCATTAAATTTAATACAATATGGTTCAAAAGAAATACCGCCTTTCCACGAGGCATTCTTTTCAAGATTATGTTTATTCATTGCGGAATCTGACATTCTTTTTCGCGATATGTCGGAAAAACATTTACCTTTATTTATAGATATTTTACCTTTATTTTCATTAGATATTTTTTCTTTGTGTTCTTTCGAACAATGTTTATCTTTAAATGGATTATTTACTCTAGAATGGTGTCCTTGAATATATTTTGGTATGCCATGCCATTTATGATGTTCTTTTATAATAATTTCTACTCGACAAGGACATTCACAATATACTTTTGGTTTCTCGTTTTTTAACCATTCTTTATACGATTGCGATAAAATTCTATTTATTCCTTTATTATAACCAATTTGTAATCCTACTTTACCTTTATTCCACGGTATTTGTAATCCTACTTTACCTTTATTCCACGGTATTTTATTTCTATGTTTTTTCTTATGTTCTTCAGATTGTTTATAACCTACGCGTGGCATTTTTATATCCCTCAATAGTTTGTTTTAATCCATCTTCTAACGATACTTTAGGTTTCCAATCTAATAATACTTTAGCCTTATGGATAACTAAACACATATGATTCATTGCATTAAGTTTAGTATCATTAATATGAACAATTTTGCTTGAACTATTAGTTAATTTAATAATTAATTGTGCTATTTTATTTACATTAGTTTCAACACCACTACCAAAATTAAACAATTCTCCCTCTATGTGCGGTGTTTCTATACACTTAATATAACCCTCAATAAGATCACTAATGTGATACATATCCCTAGTTTGTTCACCATCACCATGAATTATTAAATCTTTATTATTTAAAGCATTATAAATAAATGATGGAATAACATTAGGAAAAGATTGTCTTTCAGAATACACATTACCCGATGCCGTCATTACAACACCTAAATGATATAAATCATAATACTGTTTACCTATAATCGCTTGCATAGATTTTGTCATCCCATAAATATCTGACTCATATAATGCTTTATATCCATCATTCTCCGCAACAGGTATTATTGATGGGTTTTTCCCATAGATGTGGTCTGAGGCAGCAATTATAACACGCTTAATATTACCTTGTTTTCTGCAAGCCTCAAGTAAGTTAACGGTTCCTTGTACGTTGACACTGAATGCCAGCATTGGATTATTTATGCACGTTGATACATGGCTTATGGCAGCAAGATGAACCACCATATCGATGTTATTTATTGCGAATTCAATATCTTCATATCGTCTAATATCGCCAGTTATCTGATGCGCTAATGGATTAATTCTCTTGTTCCCAAATCCCGGTAAGGAATTGTCCATAGAATATACCTCAGAAATCTCTACAAGTCTATCGATGAGATGACTACCAATAAATCCCGCACCGCCGGTTACTAATATTCTCATTTTAAAACTCCAAAACTTTATTTAATTTTTTATACCATCTATCAACGCAATCATTACACATTGTAGGCGGTAACCAACTTTGAAGTTCATACCAATCTTTATCATATAATATTAAACCGTTGCATGTATCACATTTCATTTTAATTCACCATTGTTCTCCATTTTTTAATCCAATTAATATTTTCTCAAATCGCTTTGACATACATTCCACACTAAAGTTATCTTCAACTAATTTTCGACAATCGCGCGGATTAATAATATCAATTGAATTAACAAAAGCCTTCATGTGATTATAATCCCGTGCAATAAATCCGTTCGTGCCAGATTCTATGATTTCGGGTAATGCACCCATATTAGATGCTATTACTGGTGTACCACACGATAACGCTTCCACAGTAGTTAAACCAAAGGATTCGTGAAATCCTACAGGGAATAAATAACATTTGGCTTTCTGCATTAACTTAAGTTTTGCGCGTTGATGAGTATGATCTTGTGGCAATGGAACATATTTAATATTATCATGACCTTTAATCATCTCTAAACATTCTAACCCGTGTTTATAGTGTTCTGGATGACTAACCATATCGCCAGACATAACTAAATTAATGCCAGTTTCTATCGCTAATTTAATTGCAATCATGGGATTTTTTGTTGGATGAAATCTTGCTAACCAAAGGAAATAATCTTCTTTATCTTCATCGAATTTATAAAAATCCGTATCTACTCCGAGATGGGCATATTTAGATGTTGCGGGTATTTTACCGGTTGATCCGTGTTGATTCTCCCACGGCGTGCCTTCAAATCCCGTTCCACCACGTATGCCAGATTCAAATTGATTACGCGAGTTGACAATGACATTAAATGGAGGTTGTGGTCTTGCATAAAAATTCCCGATCATATAGCAAGCAACTTCCATTTTTTCTTTAAATGAATGTAATTGTTGCGCAACCATTTTTCCATGGCTCATATCGAGTATGACATCCGAATCAATTATATCCTTTTTATAAGTAACATATGCTTGCGCCTCAGCAATCCAATCCGCTTGCGCGCATGTATTCTGTAGTCGATTTACTTTAAAAGGATATTCTATAGCATCATTCTTAGCCGCATAAAGTATTACTTCATGTCCTAATTTAGTTAAACCACACGCAAGGTCATAAATAAATATTTCCCCGCCGTATGAAGTTGGCGGAGTTGTGTAGGTCGTTGTACTTAAAATTGAAATTTTCATTAATAATCTATCCTATAATGCTATAATAGTATTTATACTTTTCTATTTTGTAGGGATGGGCTCAATTTTCGTATTGTTTTTTTCTCAATTTCAGTTATAAATTCTTTAGTATTAGCATCTTTGTTAGCTTGCGCTTGAATTTCTACTAATCGTTCAGCACTTACAACGGTATTCCTCATTACCGGTCTCTTATAATTCATCAAATCCGTATCAAAATCTTCATCTAAATGCCCACCCTCAATCGCCATTTTATAAAGTTGTGTTCCCGGATAAGGTGTTGCGAAAAAGAAACTTACATAAATAGCTCCAGCTTCACTTAACTTTTTACCCATTTCAATACTTTGATACATCTCTTCTTCCGTTTCATCTGGAAAACCCATAACAATGTTTACAGGAGTCTTGATTCCTATCGCATTCAACACTTTCATTAGAGATAATATATCCATTTTATCTAATCTAATTTTTCCAGAACAATATTTATCAATAATACGTTGTGAACCAGATTCAAGTGGAAATGCCATCTGATAAAAACCCGCATCATAAAGCATCTGTATAAATGGTATATCTATCGCCCATTTACCATCAATCTCCTGTGATTTATCAAAAAAATCAATAAGATTAACGCCATTTATACCTAAGAATTTTAATCCTTCATTCTGTATTGCGGTAAATAATTTACATGTTCTATCTTTATGTGATAATAAACTATCATCTTCAAAATAAATACGCTTAACGCCTAACTTCTTTAATTCTTTTATCTCTAATAAAGTTCGATCTAATGAATGTAATCTTAGTTTACCTATATCCTTTTTCTTACCTGATATATGACAATATGCGCAATGGAAGCGGCAACCTCTTGATGTAAGTATTGCTGAAGACAATTCCCCATCACACGCTGTTACATCTCGTATATCATATTTATCCATGGGTAATTTATTCCATGCTGGCATGGGTAGATTATCAAGATTTTTTTCAAAACAAGTTTCATCAACTTCATTAACTATAATTCTACCATATCGCATGTATGCCCAACCCGGTATGTTCTCAATATTCTCTAATATAACTCTTGGAAATATTATTTCTCCTTCAGTTAAACAAACACCATCAAAATAACCCGTAACTAAAAAACGTTCATAAATTGCTCTGGCATTAGTGCCACCGACATATATTTTAATATTTGAATTCATATCCTTTATAGCTTTTGCAGTTTTTATAACCATATTAGTTTGCGATGTAAAATTAGAATTAATACCAACAAAAGTATAATCACCATTCTTTACATATTCGGCTATTTCATTAAAGCTCATACCAACTTTTATAAGACCATTATCTTGTGGCACAAATCGGAATAAAGTATTTTTTAAATCACTACCGTCACCAATATTGGCATCTAAAATATCTGTTAGTATACCATTTTTTTCAAGTGCTGCGGCAAGATATAACAAGCTCAATGATCCATCCGGTTTCGGTATTTCTATCGGCATCAATTGTGATGGCGTATATATTAAAAGTCCCTTATTTATAACAAACGATTCCATAAGTCACCAAATTTACATAATAAAGTTTAGATATATTATATTTCATATTCAAATTATTTAATAACACTATAATACTTTCATCGTTAAATAGTTGTTGATGCCAAATATGCTTATATTTGGCATCGGATATTGCAGAAACACATTTAGCCATTGTAGTAGGATGCTCTAAGGTAGCTTTAATTTCTTGTCGATCTATTTTATCATCATAACCACAATAAGTATTAACCACATTCTTATCTGAATGCGACATTTCACCAACAGTCCATTCAGATTCACATGGTAATGTTATTACAATTTTATTTTTTGTAACTCTCTTTGCATCTTGTAAAGCTTTTAATGGATCGGCAACATGTTCAAGTACATCACCAAAAACTATTGTATCAAATGTATTATTTTTAAATGGTAAATTTAAAGCATCACCACGAACAAATTTAGGATCTTTCAACCATAGCGGCAACCAAACATCGCAGTCAAAAAACATAATCTCATTTATATATCGTTTAGTTGGATAACTTGGATACCATCTTTCAAATGCCCATAGACTGGTATCATTACAACCCACATCTAATATTTTATTATCTGAATTACGCACAATAAACTCAAATCGATGCATTTGTAAACTAGGTATCATTTCACCACTCCTCACCATTTATAATTTGATTATAAATCTCAAGATGTTTCTTAGCCATAACAATTCTGTCGAATCTATTTAACATATCATCACGACATTTTATTGTATCAATTTTATCTATATTATTTATTGCATTTCTCATTTCGTCAATGTTATTACAAAGTAACCCAGTTTCTTTATCCTTTACAATTTCGCATGGTGCACCATGATTAAAAGTTATAACCGGTGTTCCACATGATAATGATTCAATCATTACCAATCCAAAACCCTCCCTATAAAGAACGGGGAACAAAAATGCCTTAGCATTTTGAATAAGTTGTCGTTTAGTGTATTGATGATTACTATCATTTTGTAATTCAATATATTTAATATTATCATATCCAATTATAGATTTTAAATACGCATCACGTAATGACTTATAAATATTATCTGGTTCACCGCAAGCAATAATAAGATTAAATTTCATTTCTTTTGCCAAGCTTATAGCGATGTCAATACCCTTATGTTGCAATAAACTACCAAAATAAATAAAATAATTGCTTTTATCATACTTAGGTAAATAAAAATTCGTATTAGTTCCAAAATGTATAAATCTTACAGATTCATTTTTACCCGTATATCCAACTTTTTCATACCAAGGTGTTCTTTCAAAACCATTTAATCCATTTGCGGCGGCAAATTGTGAACTTTTTGATGGAACCAATATGTTATGTGCTTTCTGATTCCAACTAAATCCAAAATAAGTACATGTTACGTTTTTATACCCCTCATCATATAATGAATTATTAAAAATTTTTGAATGACTAAAATCATGTACAAAATCAGATTTCTTTAAATCATCTTTATATTTATTAAACAGTTTATGCTCTAACGTAGGATTACAATCATCACGTAATGGTATTTCTACAAGCTTACCACCTTTAGGTATTTGTGAACCCACTGGCGCATAAAGTATAACTTCATGACCCAATTCAATATATGCGCACGCTAAATCCCAAATAAAGATTTCCGCGCCCCAGCCACACGGTGGACATGTATGTGAAGTATTAGATATTATAGATATTTTCATTTTTTTATTTCCTGAAATAATTGCCAACTTTTCTGTGAACTAATTAGAGCATCCTCAGACGATATACGAGGAAAATGTGGTATATGAACGACCTCAACATCTCGCATACATATAAATTTTATATGTTTCCACATTCTCCATAAAAATTCTTGGCACCAATGTGTGGCACAACCTTTAAATTCTTCTCTAAAATTTATAAAATATTTTCTATTAAAACAACAAAATCCTTCAGGTAAATCGTATGATTTAAAATAAAATTCTTCAAAGTTTTTGCGCGTTTCAAGACTATTTATCATCATAAGTTTGCCAGCATATAATTTATCGTTACCATATTTTTCTATATATTCACTTAGTCTCTCTAAATAATCCGGATATACTATTAAATCTAAACTCCATAAATGAATATATTCACCATGAGAAACTTTAAATCCCTCGTTCATCAATTTACCAATTCGATCGGTGGGAACCAAAATATTATTTATTTTAATACCATTATATAAAATATAATCAGTATCTATTATTTTGTTGCCGCAAATTATTATTTCAAAATCTTTAAATGTTTGATTTACTAAAAAATCTATACAATGCTTTAAATTATTATCAGTAAATGTTCCATAAACCGGAATTATAAAGGAAAATTTAACCATGTCTTAACACCTCTATTTTTTGTTCAATCTCATCAATAGTGATGGGTATATTACCTTCATGTTCGCACGCAACAGCTGCACCTAAACTGCCTATAATAGAACTAATAACAATATTACCACATACTTTATATGCTAAGGATGATACTGCTAACATTGCATCTCCAGCACCAGTCGCATCAATTAAACAAGATACAAAACTATCAAGCGCAAAGAAATCTTTAGGTTTATTATTACCATCTCGATATGTTAATGTTCCACGCTCACCCAATTTTAGAATAAGATTTTTGGCACCAGACTTTTTATATAATTCTAATCCTAAAGGTCTTACACCGGTATCTTGATCACCTAATGCAAATCTTGCCTCTTTTTCATTGGGTAAAATTAAATCAAAATTTTTAAAATCTAATATGTTTCCCCATCGATTATTAACCTGCGTATCTGCAACACGCATAATATTTTTAGGTATTAAAGATGCTAAATAGTTAGACGTAAATTTATTAAATATTCCGTGTCTAAAATCACTGAATATAATGATATCTGTAGGAGTTTTCATTATATCTTTTAGCTCATCTAATATCTTATTAGATATCATTCTATTATCCACGGTATTTACTTGGAGTAATTTATAACCATCAACCCAAAATCTTTCCTTTAATGTTGTGGGTCGACTATCAATAATTGGTTTAAAATTTATATCAACTAAATCATTAATAACAAAATTTGCTAAATTATCATTACCTAATACTGTTGTAAATGTTACATCTGCGCCTAAACTTTTTAAGTGTTTAGCGACAATACCGGCACCACCTATGAATGTTTTTTCTGATTCTCGTTTTACGCTAAAAGTGGGAGTTTTTGCGGTCTGACCTATTAAAGAACAGTATGAATATTTGTCAACGATAGTATCTCCCACTACATGTACTTTAATATTTTTAAATTGATGTAAGATATTACTTAAATCATCAAAATTAATATTTTCAGATTCCATTATAGTAAGTAATTTATCTATAGTGAGCTTTGGTTTGTGCATAGCTAATAATTTTGTAGATGAATAAACAACATCCCCCGGACTATAAATACATTTTCCACCATATGATTCTACAGCATCAATTTCTTCTTGAGTTTTTGGATTATGACCATCTTTATATTCGAATCCCTTACAAAAAAAATCAGGTTGTATTTTCAATATATTTTCAATAGGTGTTGGATTTTCATCAATAATAACAAAATCTATCATTTCTAAAGCCGCTAAATTTTCTGCACGTAATTGTTGAGGTATATAAGGACGATCTTCCCCTTTAGATATATATTTATCACAAGTTAAACTTGCAATAAGAATATCAGCTTGATTTTTTGCATATTGCAAATATCTCAAATGTCCAACGTGGATCACATCGAAACAACCATGTCCAATAATAACCGTTTTATTTCTTGGGAATTTACCAATAATATCACAAATTTCATCAACACTTTTAATTTTATTAAGATAATTTAACATTTTAGAACCTTAGATTTTTTACTATTATGACAATGCATACATAACGGAACTAATCGCCATGGTTTTCCCTTACAACCTTGTTCTTTATCACTATCTACATGATGAACTGATAATTTATTAAATTTACCCGTTTTAGTAATATTATCTTTTTCTTCTCTTACACAAATAACACATTTTCTTCCATATTGCTCTCGCACTTCTTCTTTTCTTTTTTCATTAAACTTAGGACAATATGGTTCAAATGACTTTCCACCCTGCCAATTAGATGATAATTCACCACATAATCCGGTATGAGATTTAGATAATTTGCTTTTAGTCTCTTCTGTTCTTTTTATACCTAAAATTTTACCCTTATTACTATTTCCTATTTTTTTATTATGATCTTCGGTATTATGTTTTCCATACCTTGGATTTTTATCGCCATTTTTAGATTCTGACATTTTTTTTATACTTTCTTCAGAATGACGTTTTCCATACCATGGATTTTTATCACCAATTAATGATTGTGATATTTTTTTTCGCACTTCAGGATTTTTACATGGATTATTATTAATTATTTGATGACCTACAATATATTTAGGAATTCCCATAGATTTATGTTGTCTTTTAATAATAATTTCTTTACCACATCCACATTGACAAAAATGTTTACCTTGATTTTCTATAATAAACATTTTTATTTTATTCCCGCGCATCTATTTTCTCCACGCAATACACGCCAATGATACAAAATTCAAACAACTATAATGTATATTGTAAATATGCCAATCCCATTCATTTTTATCAAAATTACTTTCGATTAATTTAGTAAAAGTTTCTTCATTAAAGAACCTCTGGTGATGGATGTGATGGAAGTCCACATCATCTAATGCATCACTACATAACCCGGATGGATGTCTAATACTACAATCCTTACTTAATTCATGCATATCCTCACCATTAGCAATATGGGTATCTCTTGTTATGAATCTTTGCACATAAGGACTATCTTGTAACCATTTATATTCATTTGGCACTGTTATAATAATTCTATCTCGCGTTAATCGTTTTCCTTCTTTTAATACGATATCAACATCATTTATATGTTCAAGTATATCTCCGTAAATAACGGTATCGATTGAACGATCTGGTAGTGGTATGTTTTCTGCAAATGCACGAATGAATTTAAATCCTAGTGTATTATTCCATTGATCGCAATCCACGAGAGTCACCGATTTAATATGCGGCGGATTCGTTATAGACTCTTGTGGTATTGGATATCTCCATTGCGCATGATCCGCACAACCAATATCCAACACATCACCTATAGCAAACCTTGTCTGAAACTCAAATCTATGCATCATTAAACTTGGTATCATTTCTTTTCATCCATTCTAAACATTGTTGGGTTCTTGCATTCATGTGGTAAATCCGCTCTTACCATCGTGCAACACCATACGCACCATATATACGGATGATCATTTTCGTATCTAATTCCTACCATATTTATATCCTCACCAATCTTTTTTTAATAATTTACTTATGTTTTCTCTGCTCGATTTATATTTTAATATAAGTATTCTTGTTTTTTAGTTGCGAGTTCAACTTTATTATTTCTTTTTTACATATCGAATAAATATATATTATGGATTCACCCCATATTTTTTACATAATAAATTATATTTATTAGTGCTTACAATTGCGACATCTTCAGGATCAAAAAATTTTACAAAGGGTGGAATTGGATAACTCATTATTCGTTGTATTGCGGCTCTACCATCAGATACAAATTTAAGATTATTTTCGTATATTAATCTAACATAAAATTCAATATTAGCCGGACCAGTTCTTCCATTATAAGATTCATCCCAACCACCAATTTTTCTCGCGTATATTGTTGGAAATGATTCATTACGACTATAACAAGTTCGATGATCTACTAAAGTTCCATTAGGCGCGTCTAATTTTGGATCCATTCTAAATTGTGGTAATACAGTAAACATTTTAGTATTAAATTCTTCATAAAATGTAGAAAACGGATCTTCTAAATTTGATTTTAATTTTGGTAAACCATAAATAATTTGTGGTGCGGACAAACAATACCCCGCTTCATTATATTGATAATGTATGTCAATCCAATATGGATTCATATAAGTGTAATCACTAAGTATAATTGTATATTGTCCCGTAGCTTTTTCTAAACATTGATTTAAGGAACTATTGTGTGAGTGATAATCGGATTGATTTTGTGGTTCAAAATGAATTACATTGATTTTATTTTCTTGCGCCCAATTCTTCACTATTGTCGCACGTCTATTATACAATTTATCTGACCATACTATCTCAAATTCGGATTTTAAAAATGTTTGCTTTTTAAAACTTTCAAAAAGCATATCACATCCACCATACCGGTGCGTACACAATAAAATACTAATTTTCATGGATTAACTCCATATTTCTTACATAGTATATTATATCTTCTTGTATTTATAGTCATGTCCATTTCTTCTGATAAAAATTCTGTAAATGGTGGTATTGAATAAGACATTATCCTATATATTTCCGCTCGACCATCACAAGCAATTTTACAATTAGCTTCATATTGTAATCTTAATCCAAATTCCAAATTAGATTGCCCGGCTCTATTGTTATAATTTTCATCCCAACCACCAATTTCTCTACCTAATTTAGTGGGAAATGATTCATTTCTATTATACCAATAATGGAAATCAATCAAAGCGCCATTTTGTAATTGTAACTTCGGATCCATATTAAATATAGGCAGCAATTTAAACATATCGATATTAAAATCTTCATAAAATATCGAGATGGGATGTTCTAAACTACTGCATAGTTTTGGTAAACCATAAATTCTTTGCGGTGCAGATAAGCAATATCCCGATTGATGGTATGCATAATGAATTTCCATCCAATGCGGTAACATGTAGGTATAGTCTCCGATACATATTATACACTCACCAGATGCTTTATTTAAACATTCATTTAATACACTACTATGAACATGGTAATTAGACTGCGTCTTAGGTTCGAAATGTATGATGTTAATACCGTTATCTTTTGCCCAAACATAGACTAAATCTTTACGCTCTTTATATAATTTATCGCACCACACTAATTCATATTCATTTTTATCAAATGTCTGATGTTCTAAACCAGCAAAAAGCATATCTACGCCACCCCAACGGTGCGTAGTTAATATAATCGACACCTTCATATTTTATCTCCAAAATAATTTAATAAATTTCTTTCTCTTAATTTTTCCATAAAATGCTCTTCCCAATAATTACGATTAAAATTAGCTTTACCATGACAACTACTACATAAAGTAATTAAATCCGGATAACAATCTTCCTTTTTATAATGAATATGATGAACCGATAATTTTCTACCATTTTCTAATTCTGTTTTATTACATTTTTGACAAATTCTATCATCACGAATTCGTATTTCTTCCCTTAATTCCTCTGTCCATCTTTCACAATATTTTATTTCGGTAATTCCACCCTTCCAATTAGGATTATTTTCACGGCTACTGGCTTCTGATAATTTCTTTCTAGTTTCATAGGAGGGATATTTTCCTTTATTAACTTCTGATAATTTTTTCTTATGTTCTTCAGATTTAGGTTTATCTTTATGAAATTCAGATATTTTTTGCCTCACCTCTAATCTTTTAGCGGGATTATTATCACCTGATAATCTTCCTAAATTTTTTTTACTTATTTTTTGTTTTGCTTCTTCAGTTTGTTTTTTACCTTTTCGATGTGATGGTTTACCTTTTTTACTATCAGATATTTTCTTTTTATGTTCTTCTGATTTAGGTTTATCTTTATGTGTTTCAGACATTATTTTACTAATATCATCATCTATTATAGGAAAATTAGGAAAGGACGCAACATACATATTAAAATTAATATTATGTTTTCTTAAATGAAGATTATTTATATATTTAAAATTTTTATGACAAATTTGGCATTCAACCATAAAACTACTTACTCCTTTTTCATTAATTTTTCTGTGGGTTTATATTTCTTTTCTAATTTTTCTCTCCAAGCAATAGCTTCATCAAACGTTAACTTGGATGTTGATATCCGACAAACTGTATGTGAATATTCTCCGGGAATTCCCTTATAGTGCGATCGACATTTTTTATTAAATTTTAAATCATATTTTTCTGAATTTTCGTAAATATCCGAACCCGGAAAGATTGAAAGTATAGTAAAGTCAACATCGTGAGGAGCGGTTCGTTCAACAAATTCATCCATTTTTTGTAAACTATCCGGACTTTCATGTGGCAAACAAATTATAAATAATTCCTTTAAATTAATGCCCGCAGATTTAATCATATTACAAACTTTTTCAGCATTTTCAATATCAATATTTTTATTGATGATATTTAATATTTCAGGATCAGCACTCTCAATTCCAACGGCAATTTCTATACATCCTGCTTCAGACATAATAGATATAATTTTTTTATTAAGACTTTCCACTCGCGATAAACACCTCCACTTTATATCCAATGGTGTAACTAATTCACAAAATTCTTTAAGTCGTCGCTTATTGCTTACGAACTCATCATCAAAAAAAACGAATGAATTAATATTATACTTTTCTTTAATTTCCACGATTTCTTTTATCATATTTTCCGCTGAACGATATCTAACTTTACTTCCGGGTAATTGATATTTACAACAGAACGCACATTTTCCCCAAGAACATCCTTTAGATGTAATCATAGTAGTGCTTGGTATTCCACGTAATTTATAATTTTCAGCATACATTTTTATATCAAGTATGCTGCGATCAGGAAATGGTATTTCATCTAAATTCTCAATCTTTATTTCCGTATAAATCTTTTTAATATTCGGATAATCTTTTAATATCTGTAAGCTTGCAATCTCACCCTCACCAATAACGATTGCATCAGCCCACATACAATCTTGCGCCATGAGGGTAGGATGTGGACCGCCTACCACGAACTTGGCGGATATGTTATTCTTCTTTAACAGTATCATTGCTTCCTTAGCGTATTCCAAATTGGGCGTTGCTACGTAAATAAAGAATATATCCCCCTTTATATCTGAATAATCTTTATCACTTTCCATATCAATTAGTTGTATATTATTATAACCATGTTCCTTGAAGAAAGAACTCAAAGTTAAAAGTCCAAGGGGAGGAAATACAAACTTCGAAATTAAATATGGACTTATTGGGTTCACAAGTATTATACGTAAATCATTCATTTAAATCAGCCTTTATATGCTATCATAGTATATATAGTTATCGCATTAATTAATATCTACCTTTAATATTCATTATATATAATTTTTTGAGGCATAGCTTTAAATACTATTAAAACATATATAGGATTGAGCGTGATAAAATCATGACCAAAATGACAAAAATACCACCAGCCGAGTACAGTAAAGATAAGGGAATACGAGGACTTATACAGATTGCAACCCAATCTCGCGATAAGAATGCGCTTCCAGAAAGAATTGAAATAGTGACTCGATATTTCGCTAAGTTCAAAACAAGAATGGTAAAACAGAACGCGCCAATATCTGACGCTGAAGAAAAAGAAATTATGTCAATACTCAATGAAATCATCCACAGGAGTGAATAAACATGTCAGGAAATCCATACTTCGGAAAAACCACTAAATCTTTTAAAGAAGCTTGTGAATCGATGCATACTGAAGATCATACAAAACGTATGAATGAGTTGCACCACACTGACTATGTGACGCCAAGAAATCATAAACCAAGAAAAATAAAAATCAGTAAGTGGTCAAAATGAAACCTGAAGAATTAAAAACCTTTTTTATGTCTAAAGGGCTTAAACCTAAACTGACATCGTTTACTACCCTTATTGGCGATGTAAAATATAAACTGGGTAAGAATAGTCTAAAGAAATTCATAAGATATGACGGCGGATGGACAAAAGTCTGGTCGGCATATTATAAAGATATCTCAATCAATCCTGAAACTGGAAAACTACATATCGAAAAATATATAAGGTGAAATCACGTGTGAAGAAATCGAAAATTTGGAAATCGAGGTATTGGTTCAGCGTGAAAAAATTAGAATTCTAACCATGCGTCTGGACGATCTTACAATGAAATTTAAACGGCATGTGACGAATCCATGACAGGTTATAATTTACCGCCGGGTGTAAATGAGTGTGACATACCCGGCAATAGACATATAGATGTTTTATGGGAAAAAGAAGCTGAAAAGTTTTGCGAAAATTGCGAAGATGTTGGCGGTTGCGATAAAGATATCGGCTTATGTCAACACGCCCGCAAATTCGAAAAACATTTCGAATCAATATTAAATCTTTATTAATTTTTTTAAATATTACTTATTTGCATTGCGCCATTTTCGGTAAATGCATTTGATATCCCGTGACGACATTGAATCGAGGTATCCGCCCAAATTTTATATCCTCTTTCTCGGGCCTTCTTGCAAAATTCGAAGTCTTCCGAACGTCCTACACCAACATTTTCAGGATCTTCGAAACTTAACGTCCATTCGAAGTATGGCTTTTTTAAGTTCTTGAATACTGAAGTATGTATTAAACAACACCCCATTCCAATAAAGTCCGCTTCCACCATTTGACCTGGAGTATAACTTATTGCACGTTTTCCAGATGGTTGAACTTCATGCCATATTGCTGGTTCTATCGGTTGCGCACGGGTAAAATATACTCCTGTGCAAATTGGTAAATTATGTGCCATCAATCGCGCGATGGTGTCCGGTGGGCATATTACATCCGTGTCTAGAAAAAACACAAATTCCGCCTTAGCATCTAATGCAGCACGGACGATCTCGTTACGGCTCATGTCTATGGGGACTCCGCGCGATACTGTAAAACTGGCAGGAACATTTACTTGAAGATTACGAAAACCTAAACACCAATCCATGGAAACAGTATCCTTATGGGGCATTCCGATCATTACTTTTACATTCTCTGAACCCAATTCCCAAGCTCCTGGCATCTTAAATCATCTCGTTAATCATATCTAATACTATATAGTTAAAGCACTATATATAGTTATCTATATAATCTCAACATGACAAGATTTACATTCATCATGACAGCAATGATGCAAGATAAGACGATATGTCATTCCTGCGAACTGATCTTTCATGAGTTGTAATACTTCTACCCGCTCCGGCATCATTCATCCATAAAACTAAACCCGGAATATTTTTCCGTGATTCAGTTCGACCAATATTCGCATGTGGTTCTATTCTCATGATATTTCTAATAACCGATTATATTTAATATCGATAAAATTTAAAAACACAGATGCTGAATACTGATTGGTAATTTTTCCATGTAAGCAATTTGTACCATCATTATCTATTAAGGGTATTATCGGATCCGCTAAATCAATTGCTCTAAGATTTATTCCTTGATAATAATATTGACGATCACTTGAAGTCATACTTGATGTCATAAAAAAACTAATATCGTAATTTATCGGTCCCGGTCCATTTCCCGTAAACATTATTTGTTGAACATTTGCCCTATTAGAAAATCCACTTGCATGAAAGTCAAAGGTTGTTCCTACTCCACTACATTGCCCGGATGATCCTATCTGTGTTGTTCTAAAGGGTATTACCGTTTGCTGATTTAAAATTTCCCTTACTGAAAACGCTGAAATATTCTTTATTACCATAAAATTGTCTCCTTAAAAATTATTATTTAACCCATGACTGCGTTTCCGCAATATACCGGATTAAAAAATATAGTATATAAGTAACTTGCACTACTTATATACTTTAACTACATAGTTATCGACTAATAACCGACTACCATATAGCTTATATTCATTCCACTGTTCATTCCACTCATTTCACTACTTGTTGCTACCCAAATACCAAATTGCGCTGATATAAATGCACCAGTATTTCCAACAACATAAGTTCCTGTAGCATTCGCGGATACTTGACCAAGTGTAGGATTTAAATGTGGTGATGTAACCACACTAATTCCAGTATTAATGGTTGTTTTAACCGCCGCTGAAGTTACCGCTGCTGTTGCGAGTGTTAATTGTCCGAATTCAAGTCTTAATGCGCCGGATTTCTGACGTTTATCGTTGGTATACGGCGTTCCTCTTAGATCGCCGAAAAACCTACCGTCATCCATTGTGAATAAGCCCGCTCTGCCACTTACTGACATAGTTTATTCACTCCTTAATATCCGATTGCGATCCAAGAACCTGAGCAAACTGCGGGTATAGTTAGTAAAACCATTCCATTTGTACTAATACTTGTTACGACTGCGCCTGATGCGGGCATACTATTATAGACCTGCGTTTGGAATATTACACAACTTGCTAATGTGGTTGAAATTAAAAGTGTATCAGCTATTGCTGTTGCACCCCACCCACCAGCACCCATTGCTGCGCCTGGATATCCGCCTCTAAGCGGTGATGCCGCTTTAAAATGTTCTGTATATGAACTTGTCATTATTTTTTACCTCTTATAAAACTTGAAGTTTATTTCAAGTCCCTGATCTTTCCCTGAGTGTTGAATCTTGTACAGATTAACTCACCCATAGTTCTAAACAGACCTTCATCACCAAGATAATTGATGCCAAATGGATCTTTCTTAGACATACCGGACTCGAAGTACATAGTCGGTAATGCGACTTTGAACGCGAGATAGTCAGTATCTAAGATATAGATTCTGCTTATTGTGTCCTGCACAACATCTTTAGATGGTATGATAGGAATGCCCTGGTATGTTGCAACGTTAAAGCCTGCTTCAGCACCGGGGATACCTTTTACGCCACCATATGTCGGAACTACAAGTTCTCTACCCATAAATCTCTGTTGGGCTTGAAGTGCTTGCTGTATTCTTTCAATGGTATCATAACCAGTCACGATGATCTTAGGATTAGCACCCTTAACTCTTAACTCTGTAAGGGCGGTATCGAGCATATCAATGGTGAAAGTTCTATCCACATCCGAATTATGATTCACATATGCGTCTGCCCATGAATTGGCTGTATCTGATCGGTCAATGCTATATATATCTGAATCGCCAGCACCTACAACGGCATCTTCAGCAAGACTTGAACATACACGATCAATGGATTCAACGTTGTTTCCTGCAACGGTTGTAACGTCACCTAAAAGCATTTTATTGATCATTTCAGCATGATGTTTGCCCATTTCCTCTCTCATGACCTTCATGACATCTCCAAGACCGTCGTCTTTTGTGCCTAAGAACGTTTCCATTTCAGAAGCGTTAAAGCTATGAGCGATGATCTTTGGTTTTGTTGAAAGTTCCTTAAAAGTAGGTTTGATTGTGTCTGGTAAAGTTGCGTTTTCTCCAACACCGCCGCCACTTAAGGCTGCCCTATTGGTGATAACTCTCCATCCACTTTTCTCCCAAACTATTTTTGGTAACAGTGCAAATATATTTTGCTCTTGGTTTAATTGCGACCAAATTTTTGCACCAAATATCGGGTTCTGTTCTCTAAAAAATAATATGATTTATTGAATCTACACATTTACAAACATTTTCATTTATTTCATGTTCCCAAAATCTATAAACAATAAAACCTTTTTCTTTAAGAAGTTTATCACGAATTTTATCTTTTTCTATTATATTTGGAAGATTATGCCAATAATCACCATCGCACTCAACGATAATATTATCATTAATTAAAAAATCAACTCTAAATTTTTCTAACATAGAAACTTGTTCCGTATAATCAATATTACGATTTTTTAACTCTTGTGCAATTTTTTTTTCTATTGATGATGATTTTCCACCTTGATTTTTTCGTGATGTTAATACAGCCTTACGAGCCCGATTAGACCTTTCTTCTGCATTAAATCTTTCTTTATAGGTTTCTTTTTGTTTTTCGATAATTTCAGGATTATTAATATATGTTTGTGTAAGTGTATTTGAAATTTGCTTTATAATTTCAGGATTATCAATATATGTTTGTTTAAGCGTTTCACCTTGTTTAGTTCCCTTATTTTGAAACTGTTCTGAATTTTTACGAGCAACTAATTGACTATTTCGATATGTTTCATCTTGCCAATTTTCTGTTTTTCTTTTGCTCATTTTTTCTTTATATTCAGGATGATCTTTAAACAATTTTTTTAACCTTTTTGAAGCAACTTCAAATGATTCATTTCGACCCATAATTATACCTTAAACTTATAAATAAGTATCCCAATATAATTAATCATACTACTTTTTAAAAATAAACACCCGTAGTGGTACTGAGCACTGGACTATCCGCTTTCTGCAATTCAAGGCCACGGCCGTAATAATACTCTTCCATGTCCTTTACTGTTTTAACATAGTTTCTTACCATTTCTTTATTTCTCCTTTATTTTAATAATGCGCACTATTTGATTTCTGAGAATCAAGCATATTTAATTCTTCCCATGACATTTTGCTTATGTCTTTAAATGTTACGCTCGCGCCCTTCTCAATTGGATGTCCGCTATCCACTTTAGGTTTTGCGGTCATTTGTGAAGGAGTCAATCCCATACCCTTCAATATTTCTTCAACTTGTGATTTAGTGACATTTATGTTTATATCGCTCTTTGAAGGTGAAGATGTTGATGGGGTTGCGATTGGTGCCGGTGCGGCTGCTGATTGCTGTATCTGATCAGTTGGTGCAGGAGGCATCGGTGGTGCTGCTGGTGCGCCTATCTTGCTAAGAATCTCTTGTAGTAATGCAAGAATTTGGGACATCGCATCGCCTTGACTAGGAGCGGTCATTTCTTCTGAGCCGTCACCGTTAGGTGCTGGTGCTTCAGGAGGAAAATCTGCTTTCTTAGTTTCAGTTCCTTTATCCTCTATTTTTTTACTCGTTCCGCCTAATTTGTCCTCAAGATGCGCTGCATCGGGTGTTGACTCGTTTGGGTCAAAATCCTTTTCTTCAGCTTTCTTAAGGTATGTGTTTATTTCTGCGGCCGTCTTTCTTAAGTCAGCAACAGAATATTGTTTTAAATCTACCATATTGTTCCTCTTTAATTGTTTTAATACCCAAACGGGCTATTAATGTGATTTTTGCGCAAAATAATGTTTATCGGTTTCTTTTTCTGTTGGTTTTCGTTTTAATCTTGCGGCTTCTTGTTCTTTTGATTCTTTATAAGATGTCTGCAATGAAGAATTTCTTACATTATCACTCTCTTTCATAACTGCTTCGATTATTTCCGCAGATTTTCCGATCGGTTTTATTTTAGTATCTTCATCGGCTGCTTGCTGTCGCCTTCGTGCGGCTTCCATTTCTTTTAATTGCTCTGGCGATCTTTCAGCTTTTTGACAAATTGAACAAGTGTGTTCCGCTTTGGCAACTTTATCGTCACCCTCAACAACAACATTTCCGCCTTCTTTTTTACATGATGCGATAATTTTCTCAATTGCAGATATATCCGCTTCACCATCGCGCATCCATCCTTCCATAACTTTTTCAAATTTATCAGTAACATCTGGACAAGTTGCAACTTTATTTATGAACTCCTTTAAGACTTCATTAGCGTCAAAATGTGGGTTGCTCTTATTGAATTTTTCAAGTATTGCCCACGCCTTCATTTTATCATTTGGTAGATACTTCTCAATGCGAGGATCATAAGATTTTTTAGATTCTAAAGGTTTTCCATCTTTATCACGCTCAGTTCTTGTAACTGGTTCATCCTCATCTGGAATATAATCTTTAGGATATTTATCTTTTTGAATCTCAAACGTGTTGTCGTCTTTCAATACCACTGTATCTCCGGTTTTTGCTATACCAATAATGTCTTCTGCGAGTATGAGTTCAATCATAATATTTTTCCTTTTATTACTAACAATATAAATTTCATTTATAATATGATAAAAATTAAATTAATCTTCATCAAATGTTGTGAATATACTCAAAAGTAGTACAATTACAACTAACAATATAAATTTCATTTATAATATGATAAAAATTAAAATGATCTAAATTCAACTATATTCTGCATTAATAAAAAGAAAAATGCTACAGTATTTATAGGTTCCATATTTCTATTGCGCAATACCGAATGTCCACCATAAAAATGACAACTTTTTGGTATGTAAATTACATCTTCTTTATTGATATGATGTGCATTAGAATTTTCAAACCACATATTTAAAGGATTAAAACCTAAATTTCGATTACGTTTATTAGTATATCTTTTATTACCCTCTTTACCTTTAGGTGTTTTTTGATATTCTTTATTACATCCTTTAAGTTCTTCTTTATTATCTTGATAATATTCTTTAATTTCCTCTTTGTGATTTTCACGATATTTTTTAGAACTTTCTTTAATTTCCTCTTTATTTTCTTGATAATATTCTTTACGTTTTTCTTTTGTATCTTGATAATATTCCTTTTGATATTTTTTAGAGTGTTCTTTACGTTTTTCTTTTGTATCTTGATAATATTCCTTTTGATATTTTTTAGAATAGTCTTTAGAGCATTCCTTAGAACAGAACACTTGCGTACTATGCTGGGTTTTAAATTCTTTACCACAAATTAAACAATTAAGTATATGTACCATTTATTTAAAATCCACAATATTCAAAACCTTATGTCCAAAATGCTTTAATTCGGTAATTTTACTTTCAAGTTCTTCCTTAGTTGCGCCGATAAAATCAATTTTTCCATCTTTCGATTGATAGTTAATTTTATAGGCTTTCTGAATGGCATCTTTAATTATATCCATATCGTCTTGTTGTTTTCCGTATGCCACGGAAAGTTGCATATCTAAATCCTTAATGTTCATAAAATCCTCTTTGATGGTGAATAGGATGAATCCCAAAGTTCATATTCATCAACTAAATCTTTATATTTCTTTTGCGCTTCATTTATATTATTGCCTTCTTTTGCAATCCAATGCAACGGGATATATCTACCCGTTGTCATAAATCTCCTTGTTGCGCGAATTATTAATAATTCCACATTTGCCTGCACGGATACAACTTTAATTTTATAGCCAAGTTCTTTTAATCTTGCTATTTTCTTAGTTTCTTTTTCAACATCTCTCATCGTACCATCAATAATAATATTTCGCCTTTCAGCTAAACTACGTTCAATAAGCCTATCATGAATATCACGAGCTTCATCATGATACAGCATAGCATTTACACCAGTATATCCCGGTAATCGTTCTTGAATATCATCTGAATTCACATATGTAAAATCGGAACCCTTCACACCCTTATGTTTTAAAATTGTAGATTTTCCTGATGCTGGTGGACCACCGACTAATAAAGCCGCCGGCGTTTCACCATTTTTAGGTAACGAATTATCACCAATAAACTCTTCCATAATTCTTTCATGTAATATTAATCTTTCTGGCGTATATCCACCAGTATTACTATACATGTTTTTTGATGTTCTGCCGTTATTAACGCCATCTAAAACCTTATATAATTTTGATACATTTGGCATGGAATGTATAGACTCCCACGCATGATCTAAGGTATAAGATATATTTGTTTGTGGTTGCGATTCGGCGACTTCCCGTGACTCATAGTATATACCGCCATGTTTACCACGCTGCAATGATACACCTTTAGGCGCATCATTAGCATCTTCAACATAAACTCGTGTTTTTTTAATTTCAGATTTTTGAACACCGTTAAAAAATTTACTCATGAAGTCATTAATTACTTGTATGTCGTTTTCCTTATAACCTAATTTTGTTTGCATCAGAATACCCCCATTTCCCGTAATATATTTAATCTTCCCTCTTTATATTTATATCTATCAGATGTTATGGTATCAGTAGGATATAAATATCTATTTGGTATCTTCGCTTGACTTCCCCCAACAATTTGCCTATAATCTTCTGCTAATATTTCATCCAAACTTTCGTACATTGCATTTAAACTTACACCATAATGCATTTGTACATATTGCGCATACTTTTTAAATTTCTCATACTCAATTTTTTGAAATTCTAATTGTGTTTTTATATCTTTAAAGTTTATAAATTTATGTACTTTGGTATGTCCGACTTCATGAATAATTGTAACGGCTCGTTTATCCTCAGTTATAAAGGATAGTTCTTCAGGTGTATAATTTGCTTCCTTTAAAATATCTTTTAACTCATCCACCCATTCAGCATACTCGTGTTCAGATGTCGCAGGTAAATAAATATTTGTGGGATCATTAGATGATACAAAAGCAAATGCATTCGATATATTTAAGGGTAATAAATTAAGTGTGACTCCACCCAAATCAATATTATGTTTCTTAATTAATCCATTTATATACTCTATTGATGTTGGTGCCGTGGAAGTATATTCATCATCACCCATCATTAACATCACGTTTAAAAACTTTTGTGAATCTACAAATATGGTTTCAACACGGTTTTTTACTTGTTGTGCGGCAGGTTTAGACCTTTCCATGTCATCACTTATATAATACTGGCCGCCACGTTTACCTTCTTGTAGTTTAGCGCCCGGCGGTGCTTCAGCGGGATTTTTTACATAAACTTTAGCTTTTTTAATTCGTGTATTGAATGATTTAATCCAATCGGCACTTTCACCACCAATATCTAAAATTATTGTTTTCATGGTAAATCTCCAACATCTTGGTCATGAAATCTAAGTTCAACGTTTCGACAATACACTTCCCTATCTTCACCAATCGTTAATATTTCTCGTTCATTTCCCATATATGCATGTGACATAAATGTTGACCAAATTTTATCTTTTGGTATTTTTGTACTTAATATAAAACCATGTAATTGTTGGCTACCTGCAAACTTTTCCGCAACTTCGGGTTTTAATGTCCATGAACTTAATGAATTAGATTTAACCAAAACCTTATTTTCATCTGACTCTACATCATATCCATTTATTAAATTAAATTCCTGTCGTGTTGTTCCCCTATAGATAGTAATTTCATTGGTGTTAGGAAACATTACATCTAAAAATGATCTTGTTAATTGTTTTTGTATTTTAACATAATTATCAACTAATTCTTGCGGATATTTTCCGTGTAATTCTTGAAGTTTAACATCTATATCCTTTACCGCATCATGATATCTAATTTCGCCACCAAATTGTCTTTTAATTGAATCTTTTAATAATAATGCTAAATCAGATGAACTTGATTGTTCCCAATCCTCTTTTGATTCTTCATGAAATTCAACATATTTACCATCATACAACATATTATAAAATTCATTTGTTGCTTCAATTACTATTGTACTTTTCATATCATTTTTCATTATGTCATTAACATAATTTTTAAATTGTTCATTTAAATCAATTTTTCCAGTTTTATTAAAATTATCTATAATTGGCGTTAAAAATCTAACAACAGGAAGTCTTTTTGTTACAATATTTGTAAAATCTACAAATTGCGTAGCATTTAAACGACTATACTTTCCAGTATCTATTATATTCTTAATAAATTCTAATCCACTTAAATCAATTCTATATGCAATTTTTGTATTAACGCCAACATCAACATCATTATTATATAACATTATATGTAACCCATTTTGATCAATTCTTTCAGCAACTTTTTGACGCACTATTGGCTCTTTATCATTAATCAATTTATGTAAATGTTCCATATCACATTTATGGGCCGCTAACCACCGAATATTAGTATCAGTATCACTAGTAAAAAAATTTATAATTTTTATATCATTTGTATGTTGTAAAACAAATTTACGCTCATCATATGCTCTATTTTTTAATTCATCACCACTACCATCATCTATTTTTTGTCTATATACAGATTCAAATGATATCGGTTGTTTATATTTACTTGGATATATTGATGATGATAGAGGTTGAATTGTCTTACCCCTCATAATAATGACCACCTTGCGGACATTCTTCAATCTTTACACCTTTTGGCGCATCAGAAGGATTTTTCACATAGACTTTAGCTTTGTGTATCATAATTCACGCAAAACTTTATTTCCATTACTATTTAAATGGTATACCGTTTTATGTTTGTCCGTTCGACTATCGATTAAATTTAATCGCCCCAACGCTTTTAATGAATCAACCATACCCGAAGAAGACATTTTATCGTTCTCTATAGTAATGTCACCACTTCTAAAATAACCTAAAACTTGTATATCATGATGGCTTAAATCGAGATGTATTAAAGACTTCTTAATATTATCTGGATGTATCTCAATGGTCCAACTTCTTAGAATATCTCCAGTCTCATCATCAAAAGCAGATATCTTCAAGAATTTAGCAGACATAATATCGCTTACTGGTATGCCCTGTGAGTTTAAATATCTTTCGGTTTTCATTTCAACCATTTCCTAACAACATATTTCTTAAAAAATGACCATTTTAATGGATGATTTGCCGCTAATTGCGTTAAAGACGCGCGCTTCGCATCATCACTATATCTTAAAATTCGATCGACCGTTTGATAGAATTCAGCAAAAGTTTCACCATTATTTCTATTTGCGTATTCTTTACTTTGATACCCCTCTGTCTGCCAAATATCCAACCATTCATTACGCAGAGTGTTGGATTTAAATTCCTGTTTCATCAACATTCGATATTTCTTCCATTGCTTTTCTTCGAACAACGTAATATTTAAATCGCGGTTTTCTTTTAACCGATGCAAAATACCATACAACGCACCATATCCTTTATCGTAATATGTTAGTGCATTTGTATGCATATCCACCATAAGACCTAATTCTCGCGCATAATTAATATCATCTAATATTTTTTCTATGTTTTCAGAACTAATTAATACTTTATGTGTTTTAAGTATTTCGACCATTTTACGATAATCATCCACACTATCAATATCCGCAATACCTTTGATTGATGGATCGGGTATTGCATCAACACTACTCATCATTTGTTTATAAACAAAATGTCCAACTTCATGATGTATAATTCCCGCCATTTCATAATCATCATAAATGTGTATTTCATTTGAAACATAATCAGCACAGCCACCATAAGTTGAAGTATGATCTTTACCCTCACGATCTTTCCAATTAAATTCCCTAATGTAAGTTTTACCTAAAAATTTTATTACTGGTTTGTCGCTTTTTAAAGATGAATATTTAAATGACTCAGAACACTCTATAACCTTATTACCAATATCTGTTGGTAAATCATTAGCACTAACTAATATCCGTGCCGCATTCATATCAAAAACATCATACTTATCAGACAATTTTGTAATATCATTATATATTTCTGTTGAACCTTTATAATATGGTGTCGCTTTTAATTCATCATAAGTTTGTATTTTTTGTGGTTCTATAATATCTGATTGATTTTCTTTTGGTGCTTCGGGTTTTGTTTGTGATGCTTCAGTTTCATAATAATGTCCACCATGTTTACCTTCTTGAAGTTTTGCTCCCGGTGGTGCTTCAGCAGGATTTTTAACATAAACTTTTGCTTTTTGAATATTACTTTCATTCAACCAATCATGAACTATTTTATATTGTTCTGGAGATTCATTTTTTAATTGTTCTGGTGCAATTATATAAAAAGTTGCAAGTCGTATTAAACCTTCAAATTCATCTCCACCATAATTAATATTTTTTAATTTATTTATTGCTTCATGTCCACGTTGTGCATCATTTGTGAAACGTTGATGAAAACCCTCATGTATAGCAGTTTCTATCATTTGTGGAACCTTTCGTTTACTTTCTAAATATTGACCATTTAATATTGGATCTTCACCCATTGGTGCGGGTTTCCAAGCAAGAGTGCTTGATTTATATGTGTTTGGTTCTACAAATACCACCCCCTGAGCAAAATGTCCCAAATTAGATTGCGTATCAGTATATAATTTTAATTCTTTAATTCTTCCTTGCGATACTTCGGATGCTAATAATTGACCAATTTTAGATAATTCACTCACATCTTCTATTTTTTCTGATTGAGATAATAAATTATTTATTTTATTATTATTTTGTTCGGATGTTATTGGTGATATATTTGATGGTAAACTTTCGTAATAATGTCCGCCATGTTTACCCTCTTGAAGTCTTACGCTAGGTGGCGCATCGGAAGGTTGTTTTACATAAATTTTTGCTTTTTGAACTTTTTTATTATCTAATTTTTCTTCAGTTCGAACCATCTCAGCATGTTCTTTTGCTGTTAACGGTTTTCTAGAACCATCGGGTGCAACAGATTCTTCCGTATCATGATCTATTAATAGTCCACCACGGTATGTTACATATTTATTAATTTCAATAGCATATAATTGTTTATGTGCATCTTCTTTAGTTGGATGTGTTCCTAATTTTTTGCCCGCCTCAGAATAAACACAAAATTTATCACCGCATTGACGAATATATTTCTGTATGGGAATCGCTTTGACTAATGCCTTACCGATATTTGATCTTAAATAATCCATATACTTATCGGGTATGTCTGATACCCACACAAAATCTGGATCGTGTTTTTCTTCAACATTTCGCCACGCATTCCATAATCGCGCAACAATATTATCGCCGCTGGTGTGCGATGTATTCATAAAATTATCAATGGCAATAACTTTATCTTTACGATCTTTAACTTGCGCAAAAATGTTTTGTACTTTTTTCACATTATCCGCAACTTCTTTATGTTCTGCTCTAAATTCTGGCAAACGCATTACAGTATCTTTATCTGTAAGATTTCTTGCCGCCCACGCATAAAAGTTATAGACTTCAGGTAATCGTTTATCGATAAAATCAAAACTTCTATTTATTTCTTCATCATTTGCGGTGCCGGTAGATATTTTAGTATAAACATTAAGTAAATCTTTTAATTCTCGACCTTCGCGCCATTTATCCATTCTATTATAAGATTCATTGCCGATAACATCTTCTAAACTCTTAACTTTTATTTGTGGTGGTTTTTTCTCACTTTCGGTATTAACCACACCACGTAAATAATCCATGTATTGTTTAGCCGTACGTTCAATGAATGAAAATTCACGACCGGTATCCCATAATTCAAGCCATAGAGTGGCAATTATATCTAAACCTGATGTGTGTGCCGTACCGATAAAATTATCAATCGCGATAGTTTTATCTTTACGATCTTTAGCTTGCGCAAATTCATTAATTAATTTTTTAATATTTTCTGCAATTTTTCTATGTTCTAATGCATAGACCATATCAGGCGCAAGTACTTCGTCTTCCCGACCTTCAAAATAATACATTTGATATATTTTTGGTAAATTAGTTTGTATAAATTGAAAATTTCGATTTATATCTTGATCAGTTGCTTTACCACTAGATATTTTTGCGTATGTTTCAAGTAAATCTTTTAATTCACGGCCTTCTTTAAACGTCTCCATATGCGCATAAGAATCATTACCTACAACATCTTGTAAACTCTTAACATCCATTTTAGGCGCTTTTTGTTCGCGCTCAATCTGTTCACGTTTACTTTTATTACCAATCTCTTCAGTTTCGTAATACTTACCGCCTTTCTCACCGGTATAGACGTGTGAACCTTGCGGCGCATCCGCAGGATATTTAACATAAACTCTGGCTTTCTGAACTTTAATTCCTTTGGCTAATTTGTTTACGGAATCGATCAACGCTTCTTGGTTTGCCGGAGTTTCTACAATCGACCACTCCCAGTTTTCGATTCCGGTGAGGTTATTATAGCAGCCACGCTCTTGATCACATACGGGCGTCTTATCCGTAGCACGTCCTCCAAGTGAAAACCCGGTATATTGCTTATCAAGTATAGCTTGCCAGGTTTTATGATCGGTTTCATAATTACTAAAAATTTCAGCAGTAAGATAAAGTCCGGGTTGACCGCTGGGTGCCGTCTTATACTCAAACGCAACAATACGCCCCACGGGGTGATTGCTATGGGAATCGATTACTGGCGCGCCTCTCGCCATAAATATTTCCATAATACCACGATCACGGAATTCAGTTAATACATCAATGTAATCATTTTGGCGATCTACCACGGATATACTTCCCCACCCGCTGAAGAGTCTGCGATTTACATTATCTTTATTAATATTAACCATTTTTAATCTCTCGTATCTATCATTATCAATTTCATTTATAAACTATAATAAATTTAATAGTAGAAAACTATAAATACTAATAAAACAATATGTAAACTACTATGATAGCAAAAAATGAACTTATGGAAGGAATAGAAATTTCAAAACCGTGTTGGGAACTTGAATATTGTCCATATGGCGCTTTAGTAGAAAATTCTGAACCAAAAGAAGAATTAACAAGAGATACATGTTCAGTATTTGGACATATTTGTCCAGTATTTTCCTATGCAGAACCATTTATTGATGATGAAAACATTTATGATTTTGTAAAATTTATTTCAATACCGGAACATGAATATCTTGTGGTTCCAATTGAAATAATGAATGAATATCCTGATGTAGAAAAAAGTATAAGTGAATATTCCTGGGAAGACGATGGTTATTGGTATCTCGAAGAAGATAACGATGCAGAAATATTTATAAATGCTGCCAAGATAGATACCAATGAATTAGAAGTAATTGAGTAAATTTATTTACTCATTCTTTTTTTAATAATTTGTCCCGCTTTGGATTTTCCTTCATTGAATGCTGGTCGCATAAAAGGTTTCGGTTCCGTACCTTTTATTGCCATATTTTTTGCAATCGACCACGCAATACCTAAAATATCCGCGTTATAAGATTTACCATTCAACATGGTGTTTTTATTTTTGCGATAAGTCAACTTTAAGTCTGTTTTCTTGCGCCACAACCACGAATAAATTGCATCTATTGGCGGGAAATGTGGTGAGCTACCGAATTCTACGTAGCCGGCGTACAGGGCGCTATAACCTATTTCTTTATGTAAAAATTGTTCCTTGTCTACCACTAACGAATTTGCCAAGAAACCAGTATCGAAAGCGCCGTCTTCATCTCGTAAATTAGAATCGGATGTCGTACCTATATAATCCGCAATATCGTTTAAGGCTTGATCCGATTTCTTCTCAATTGCTTTTTTAATTGCATCATATAATTTAATATTATTATCAAGTTTAATTATCAATTTAGGCATCATAAGTATGTTTTTCATTTTTAGAGCGATAACTATAAATACTCACAAGTACTTAGTAAGTTATTATGTCAGACATCAAATCAATACTCATTCATCTAACAAATGATGAATACAATTGTCTGATAGAAATAAAAGACAAACTAAAAATGTCATGGAAAAGATTATTAATATATCCATTCCATGATAATATAAAAACAAAGGAGAAATAAACAATGGTAACAACAGTAGCAGGCGTTCACAATGGTGGCGCAGTATCAGTAGTATATAGCTTCCCAGTTAATGGTGAAGTTGCAATTGGGCAGACAATGATCAAATATACAGGAATGTTCCCGTCAGAGGAATCACTTCTGTCAATGGTTCGTGCAGAAACGAATTGTAAACAGACAATGATTGTCTCCGCCGTGGTCGTTGATCAGGCATATCGTGAGAATAACTATACCTGTCCATCAGCACAGTTTATGGACGGCACTGAAGCTCCAGTAGAAGCCAAATATACAACCAATCACTATGAAGCCGCGAGACCAACAGTTCTTATGAATGGATTTAGTGTAAAAGCAAAAGTCCTTGGAATGAGACAGTTTGAAGTTAGTGGTGCTGGAAAAAACTAATAGGGGAACAAGGATCGACACCGTCCACCAATAAGATGGTGGAGGTTAAATCCCCAGAAGTCCCTATTGTAAAGGAGATCCCGACAATGATAGCACCAGATAACGCAGAATGTCCCAATAATGCAGACTATCCCGAAGAAAAAATAGTAGAAGAACATAACCCCAATTATGTGCCACTGTATTTCTCAGCAATAGTATTTGCTCTTATCATACTCAGTTATATATACTGTGCTATGACAGGGCTTGAAGTCAATCTGTATAGAGAAATTGGTGCTATTAGCATCTCTGGAATAATTACAGCCGCATGCTGGTATCTGAATAAATAGAGTAAACTCTATTTATTATTTTTTTCATAATTGTGAGGAAATATGAAAGTATATCGCATATATATAGATATTTCAAATAAAAATGCAGCAGAAGAAATTTTGTTAGAATTTAATGAAAATTCTCAAGCACGATGGCACATGCTTGAATTAGATACAGATACAAAAGAACAAACAAGAATTATTTAAATGAGGAATAAAAATGGATATATATAATTTCATGAATCAAAAATTATCCGCTGCAAAACGTAAAGAAAAAACTAATATAAACTTTCCATATTTAAATAGATTAATGGAAACAAGTACACAAAAATAGTCAGAAAAATCTATCGCGGAATGTAATTTTTTTCAATTTTTTCTTAATCAATAACTATAAATACTATTAAGATTAATATAACAATTAATGATAAAGAATAAATCCTTAATTGTTATAATAATCATATTAGTATTATGTGATATTACAACAACTATAGTAGGTTTAAATATGGGATTAGTTGAATCTAACGTTATTACCCTTCAATTCTTAAATCAATTTGGAAATATTACCGGTCTTATTATATCATCAATCCTGAAATTATCATTATTAATTGGAACTATATTAATAATTAATAAATTCAATATCATTATACCGCAAACGATCAAAAGTATTTGCATTAACACCATCTTAATTATTGTAATAATTACAACATCACAAGCAATTTTAAATAATATCTTGTTAATTATAGTACTATTATGAGATGGTAATACTTTACTATCAATATAGAAAGGTATAAATACTATAAAGACTAATATAGGATTGAGCGTGATAAAACATGATAGAACTAAATCTGGAGATAGCAAAAGAACTTGCGCGAATGAACACGAACTATCAGGAAAATATATTTCCTATAATTCAACTACTCATGACAAGTAGGGCGGCGATGTAAAATGTCAACTAAAGCGAATGTAAAATCAAGAACTAGAAAGACTCACACAAGAATACACAACCATCTTACTTTAAGTAAAACAGGATATAGACCGACAGGCACTAATACTACTGTAAATATTAAAATCGCTAAAAGAGGATAATCATGATCACAATAGAACAAATTAAAAAAAACCTATTACAAAATTGCGCTAATATGTCATTAAATATTTGTCCTGATTGTCCATCGAAAAAACAATGTTGTAAATTAGCATATCAAAGATTTAATTCCAGAAATTAAATCTTCTTTTATTTTAGCTAATTTTCCACCTTTCTTTTTTAATTTATTATGACATTCTAAACAATATGTAATTCCGTTATTTAAATCCCATAATATTTCACAATTTAAAGCATCTTCTATTTTTGTAATATTATATTCTTTAATAATTTCTTTGCGTGATTTAATATGATGAACTTCTAAATATGTTCCACGAATATTACAACATTGACAAGTAAAATTATCTCTTCCGAATATCTGGAATCTCCATTCTTTATATTTATCAGAATTTCTTATTATATTATTCAATGTTGAAATACCGCCTTTCCAATTTGAAGATTTATCTCCTATAAGTAATTTAATAGCTTCAGATATTTTTCTTTTATGTTCTTCAGATTTTGGTTTACCTTTATGAATTTTAGATATTTTTTTTCGAGTTTCTTTAGATATTTCCCTTTTAGCTTCAGACATTTTTCTTTTAGTTTCTTCGGAAAGTATTTTACCTTTCTCACTTTCAGATATTTTTCTTTTAGTTTCTTCGGAATGTTTTTTACCTTTAAAACCATTATGTTCATTATGTCCATTAATATATTTAGGTATGCCATCATATTTATGTGACGATTTTATAATAATTTCACCTTCACACCCGCAAGCGCAAATTATTTTAGGTTGACCATCTTCTAACCATTTTATATAAGATGGATGCATATCTAAAACGCCCGAACGACGCCCGACCTACAGTTCGGGTGAGCAACCCAATTACGATATTCCCACTTAGGACCGTTATTTTTTACGCTCATTTCCTTAACGATAGAATTTAAACGGTCTAAACTAACACCTTTACCATTTCCCTCTAATTCAACTTGCTTTGCGATATCCATACACGTTTTAGACGTTCGAGAATCACTTTTTACTGCCCACTTATATAAATTCTCACTATCGGGATCACTCTTTTTGAATGACATCTCTCTACCCGTCATCGCGGCTGCATGAACTTCGGTTTTCGCTATACGTTCCAGACGATATTTCTCAATATCTCCCGCTTCCCGCATCTCTTTTACCATATTTTGTGTAGAAAATGTCTTAGGATTTTTAAATCCAGCAGTAATGATCTCATTCATGCGTCCAGAAGTGGATTTTGATAAATTTTCATAAGAATCCCATAACGTATGACGATCCGTAATCGATTTTAACGCCATAACATCAATTTTACTAAAATCTATCGCTTTTCCGACAAGTTCACCAACATATCTCTGACCTTCACGGTATGACATCTCAAGATGCCTACGAGTATGCGCTTCCATTTTGTAAATGGCATCATCCAAACATTTTTTAACAAAACGCTCTTGCTCTGCACCCGCAAATTTATCGGTACTATTAAGTATTTTAGCAATTTCTTCTTCAAAAATTTTATTTAATTCATTTTTGAATTTTTTTACTTGATATGTGTCAGCTTCTTGCCCGTCATACTTTAGAATTTCAAGTTCATCATCGTGGTTTTTTTTTAACTCAATGAACTTATCTTCCATCTTCTGTATATTAATGTTTATACTACGTCCACCAGCTTTATCCACTTCTTCAGGCTCGTCTCCAAGCATATCTCGATAGTTTGTATGCAAGCGTTGAATAAGTTGCCTGGTTTCGCTTAAATCGCTCTGTAACGATATCGAATGACCCGGATTTATATCTTTTGATTGCTTATATTCTTCAAGTAAGTTATCATAATGTTCGGTGGTATTATGTAATAACGCCTCAATACGTTTTCGCTTATTTTCGTCCGTTCTTGGCTGTAAATGTTGCATCGGGGTAGGTTTTTGCGTATCATAATAGTAAGATCCTCGTGGACTTCGCAACACTTTAACGCCCTGCGGCGCTTCTTTTGGATGTTTTACATAAATTCTTGCCTTTTGAATGCCCATTTTGATATCGCTATCATTAAAAGTGTCATTTTCATTACCTTGTTCTGGATTTGATGTAAATCCACCACCGGGTTCGTTAACACCACCATCGGGATTACCGAATCCGCCGGCACTTTGATCTTGCGACTCACCAGAATACTTAAAATCAAACACATCTTCTTCACCGAGATCAACCTTGAAGCCCATTTGCAACATTGATTGTGCAATACCAACTTTTGTCTGTTGTTCGTTCAATTCTCGCTGCTTATTTTCTTCAAATGGCGATTGTAATACATATTTCCAATCGTTGACATTCAACCAATGTAATAATTCAGGCATTATATGATCGTTATATACTGCTATTCCTGATTCGGCAGCCATATTTGTAATATCAATTTGTGTTGAATCAGCATTAAGCCCGCCCGCACCCGCGGTATCACCAATAAATATATTCGTAACACCATACATGGACGCAATAGTCCTTCGGATTTCATCACGCACTGGTATATACTGCATTTCTTCAAGCGTATCCATGAACTTTATGAATTCCATACCCGATCCTGTCCCATTGCCCTCACCCTCTAGGAACATTTTAGGGATATAATGCGGATCTTTATTTAATTTATCGTCAACATCTTTCCAAAATTCATACGCCGAATCAGGATTAGATGTTTTCATGGCAAGAACGCCTTTAGGTAAATGTGCTTCGCTATATGATCGATAAATATACTCAACCATATTAGTTAATGTTAATGTATATTGCCACAATGTAACTATGGGCGAGAAACCATAAAGACTGCTAGGGGAGTATTTCGAATTACCACACCAAATATGAACGCCATTTCTTCTGACCATTATAACACTATTAGGTACGGTACAACAGTAGACTTTTCCATTGTAATTTAATTTATTAATTACTTTAGTTTTAATTCCTGGTTCACCAGAATATTTTATAGTATCTATACCGGATATATT